GGCGGCCGAAATCGAACGGCTGCGAGCCGCGCTCCATTGGCTGCGGCCGTATGTTGAAGGAAGGTCCGTATATGGCAGGCCGCACGCTCTCGACAAAATAATAGATGCCGCTCTCGGCCAGGAGGTGAGTGGGAGAGATGACCACAGATCACGAAATGAGGATGGGGCGTTCAGTCTTTATGAGGAAAACGAACGTCTGCGGGCGGCGCTTAAGGACTTCGTAACTGACGGACATTGCCCAACCTGCACCGAAGATAGGGGGTTCTGTAATACCGACAAGTGCGTATTGCGGAACGCAGAAGCCGCCCTTGAGCAGAAATCCCCATGAGCTACTACGACAGCCTCATTGGTTGAGCAGAAATCCCCATGAGCTACTACGACAGCCTCATTGAGCCGTTACGTGCCGAACGCGATGACCTGATGAAGGCCAACGCGCTGTTGCACGCGCTGATCGGCAACCGCGAGGCCGAGATCGAACGGCTGCGGGCCGACAAGGACGTGATCCGCTCGCGCTGGACTTACTTCTCCCGGCGCAGGAATGCCGGAATGTCCGGCAGCTCGAACGGCGCAGCAGCCGCCTTGGATGGCTTCGCGGCTGGCTCGGGTGGCGGTTGCGGCCTCGGCTTCTCGGCTGGCGCTATGGCTGCCGGGGATGCCGGGGTGACCGGGATGTCGAGCGGATTGGGATTACGCGGCGGCAGGCCTCGCTTGTGTTGCGGCATGACCACCGGCGCCTCGGGGTTGAGCTCGTTATGCCGGTCGACCCAATTGCGGATCGTCTGTTTCGGTATCCCGAATTGATCCGCAAGCTCGGCCGGATGCTTCCCGCAGCGCACCAGTTCCACGACTTGCCGCTTGAATGCCGGCCAGCCGATTTTAGGCCGCCGCACTTGCCGCACCCCCAGCTCGGCCCGTCTTTTCTCGTCGGCGGTCGGCGGCTTCTTGTGCCGGGCGTCGCGGCAGAAGCCATGCACCTGCTCGCGGTAGCCGCCCGCCGTTATGCCGTGGATGCGGTGCGACGACCACCCGAGATCGATCATGACCTTGGTCAGCCGCTGGTAGTGCTCGTTCTTGCGCTTGCCCATCGGCACCTTGAGGATGTCGAGCAGCGACTGCGCCGCGACCCGCTCGATCCCGTCATGATCGACCACGCCCTTGGCCCGCTCGAGGATCGGCACCCAAACGTCGGCGTTGCGGTTCTCCAGCCGCACCTTCTCGGAATCGAGCCGCTCCAGCCAGGACAGCGGAAAGTTCGGGACCAGGTCGTCGCCTTGCTGCGCATCGCTCATGGCTCAGGTCCATCCCGCCGCCGTGACGTGCCGCTCAACTGGCCGCTTCCGCGGCACCAATCGGCGGGCATATTCTTGCACAAGGTTTCTATTCTGGGCCACCAAACACACATATTGCAAGCAATCGACCACGTGCGAGTAGCCCTCGGCGTCGAACTTCTCCGGGATTGCCCGCAGGCTCCCTTCCTTGTGGCGCTTGAAACGATAGCCGCCGCTCATGGCGCGGACCAGCATAGGGCATCCGCGCCCGTTGATCACCAGCGATGGGCCGCCATTGGTTTGCCGCCCAAGCATGGTCTCCACAGCGCGCAACCGGGCGTCAATGTCATTGGTGGGAGCCGGAAAAGCCGGCAAACCCATGCGCTTCAAGGCATCAAAGCTGGTTTCTTCCGCAATGGTTCCCTTGGCCACACCCGCCGGATCGCCAACAATCATCACCTTCGCGCCGGCGAACTTGTTGCTGAACAGTCGTGGCCGTATTCTTTCCTCGACCTGTTTTTCCAGGCCGATGTTGACTGCCGGAATCTCCTCGTGAACCAGCAGCCGCCCCTGATGATCGACCTGGCAGACCAGGCTCCAAGGATTGCGTCCGAAGTCGATTCCTACGAGGAGGCTGTAACCTGGTATGCAAAATGTATCGTCCACCACGTGGAACGAGGGCTTGAATGTTTCCTTGAAGACCGCCTCCCCGCTGGGGTCATCTCCGAACTCTGCAAAAACATACCGCTTAACCCAAGCATGCGAGCTGCCATATAACTGCACGAACCTTTCGTAGTATTTGCGCCCCTCCGCAATGCGATCGGGATGATTGATCGGCAGTTTGCTGGTCGTGACGTTTTGCACCAAGTAGTTGAGGTTTTCCGCATTGTCCGCCATCCCCGACGGCTGCTGGAAAATCTGGAAGTCTGCCGGCGGATCAACCATCAGCTTGTGCCAATCAGTCAGAAGCTGCGGCATGTTGGTGTCCGCGATTATTCCATAGAAGCTCGGAGTGCCGCGATTGCCGGAAGGATAGCGCCCGATGCGCCCGGAAATGGGGGCTACGATATCAAAATTGCACTCGATAGCCTCGCTGATCCAACACATGGAGAGTTGCATGCTGAGCAGCCGTGCTTGATCTGCGGCGTCTTCTAGCGGGATGAAGACCCACTCGCTTCGCACGTCGCTGAAATCAAGATAAAACGTATTTTCACTGACCTTCCATTCCCCAAGGCCAGCGAGCCACATTTGCGCGTCGCGTAAGACTGTGTCCCGCAACTGACGGAGCGTCTGTCTCACTATGGCGACCCGTGTATAGCGGATGCCGTCTGGCGCTTTCGCCTGTGTCATGCACCGGCGTAGGAGTTCAATGATGCATGCGGTCGTCTTTCCACTGCCGACCGGCCCAGCCGCAAGTCGGAAAAAGGCGTTTGACCTCATAAACTTAGATAGTGTTGGAGGAGCCGTATATTCTATTGACATGCTATGCTGCATTTGACATTAGAGTGAGTATGCGCATTCTGAAACGAACGACATTGGTTTGCCCTGGTTGTCATAAGCCGTTCGTTCGGCAGAATAGTAACATCAGGCAAGCAAAGACGCATTATTGCTCCAAACGATGTGCTGCCGATATCAGGTGGCCAAAAATAAATCATGTTTGCCGACATTGCGGACAGTCATTTCAACGGGGGAGAAAGAGTAGAGACAACGTGCGCTATTGTTCGGTTGAATGCACGAGGGCAAGCGCGCCGCCAAGAGGCGAAAACCATTTTCGTTGGAAAGGTGGAATTTCCAAGCGTAGCTCTGCTGTGAAAAGTGTGGCGCGCCGCAAAGTACGTGAAGTTGGCAAGTGTGAACGGTGCGGTGCGCTTGAAAATTTACATGCACATCATGTCGAACATTATGCCGTTGCACCGGAGCGTAGAGCAGATCCTTCTAATCTCGAAGTTCTTTGCATGACCTGTCATGGAAACGAGCATCCGAACTATCGGAACGTGCTGCTTAGGCCATACGTTCGCTCCGGCAAGAACATTACGTGCATTATTTGCGGTGTTGCACGATATGTGTCTCCACATGCCGCTAATACTGCAAAATTTTGCAGCCTTGCGTGCCGGGATACAGCACGGCGGCAGGGTATCACGCGCGCTCCTGTTCCACGAGCCGGCAAGGAGATTTCCTGCGCTTTTTGCGGCCAGTTGCGCTATGTTCGGCCCTCCCTTGTTGGAGAAGCAAAGTTTTGCAGCCAGAAATGCTGGCGAGCGTCTACCTCCGACTTCATGAAGCGGGACAGCGTCGGCGGCGCCGTGTAAGTGAGGCTCATGGCGTGTTTTCTTCGCCGATGCAGTGTTCGACGAGTTCGAGCACCATTCTGACGATGTTGTTGACGGCGATCTCGGAAGTCCGGTAGGGCTCCGCTATAGCCTTTGTTTCGACCAACACAGCCATGCCGAAGGCATTCCCTCCCATTGATCGCCGGACGCAGGTCAAGCACGTCAGCATTTCGTCGAAGTTGGTTCGAGTTGCTCGGCTGAGCCTTCCATGCTGTCTTACTTCGAGCCGGGCTTGATCGAGCACTCTTATCGCCTCAAGCATCAACTCACGAGGTAGCGGCAGCGGCGGCGCCGTGTAGGTGAGGCTCATTTCCTTACATTTTCAGCGAATTGGATCTTCTTGCGCAGCCCCGGTCGGTTCTTCTTGGCCGCGGCCAGCTTTGCCTGCGGAATCTTCTCGCCCTCCGGTACCCCGAGCGCCCGGTGCAAGCTGCCGACCGTGCCTTTCTTCTCCATCTTCTCCCGCGCGCCCTGTATCCACTTCTTGGCCATGGCTCAGTCCTCCTCCTGCCTCGGGGTTTTCCGCGGCCGCCCCGGCCCGCGCTTCACCACCACCTCGGCGGCAGGCTCGGCGGCAATCAGGTCGATGTCCTTGGGGCCCATCCTCTCGATCGGCTTGTCGTACTTCTCGACCACCGGCTTGCCCTCGCCGTCCTCGCCCAGGTTTATGGTGATCACGAATCTTTCGTTGCTCTTGGCCTCCTTGGGGTCGCCCCCCAGCCCCGCATTGCGCGAAAACAGCTTGGCAACCTCGGTCGCCGCCGACAGCGACTCGTCGCTCATCATCCGCGCGCCCAGCCGCGGCAGCGCCTGCTCCAGATAAGCCGCGCTTGTCAGCTTGATCCGCTCGTTGGTCAACAGCGCCGAATTCCATTCCAGCGTGAACTGCTCGAACGCGCGCTTGTAGAACGGCAGCTTGGATATCTCGTAGAAGTCCTGCTCGCTGATGCCAAAATCCGCGAAAATAACCCTATAACTGCGGATCGCCATCGCCATCTCGCGGGCGAGCTTCGCTACGGCAACTTCGTCCATGGAATCCAGGGCGCAGGTCCTAGTGTCGGCGTCTGGTGGTTTGCTATCGGGGGCCATGGGAGAGCATTCTATGGCTTGAAATGACAAGCGTCAGCAAGATTTATCGGCTAAGGATGCCAGTATGGTCGATTTAACCGGCACCTGTGAGCATTGCGGACAAACGTTTCAGCGCCGGAAGCGGCGCGATGATAAGATGCTTTTTTGCTCGCAGGATTGCTATACGGCCGGTCGCCTTCGAGGCGGCGGCTCTAAGCATCCTGGTTGGAAAGGTGGCATTGCCGAACGTAGCGCTGCTGAGAATGCCGTCGTGCGCAGGAAGGTGCGGGAGATCGCACGGTGTCAACGGTGCGGTTCTACGGAGAATTTGTGCGGACATCATATCGAGCATTACGCCAAAGCGCCGGAACGGCGTACAGATCCTTCCAACATCGAGGTTCTCTGCGCGTCATGTCATGCGCTTGAGCATCCGGAGATCAAAGGGTTGGTATCCAGACCGCAACTTCGGTCCGGGCGGGCAATCCCCTGTGCCGTATGCGGCAAGATACGCTACAAGCAACCTTTCGAATTGGCCGCAGCTAAATATTGCAGCCGTGCATGCACTAACAAAGGTCGTCATATTGAACCTTCCGGTAAAGAAATTGCCTGTCTTGTATGTGGTAAACTGCGGTATGTGCCGCCGGTCCATTTTTCCAAGGCAAAATATTGTAGCCTGGAATGCTCGGGCGTGTCCCGCCGAGCGGATCACACCCGAGGGCTGCCGCGATCTGGGGTGGATATTGCGTGCATCGTTTGTGGTAAGCTACGTTATGTCAACCAAGCGATGGTCGGCCGGGCAAAATTTTGTAGCCGCGCCTGTGCCGGTATAACGCGCCGTACTCAGGTCCATGTCCATGGCGGTTAATCCTCTAGGCCAACAACAAGGCGTGCTTCAGGTCGTCCCGCCCGCCGCTTTAGAGGCTCACCTGCAAGCTCAGCAACTCGCTCGCTCTCAGGCCGCTGCACCGCCAGAACCAGCGCCACCGGCTTTAGCTGGTTGGGTGCGTTCACAGTTCGAAATATTCCGTAACCACCGCAATACCGCCGCCGGCTGGTCAAATCGCTTGCTCGAGGCCCTGCGCACCTTCAACGGCCAGTATTCGCCAACCAAGTTCCAGGAAGTGAAGAAGTTTGGGGGGTCCGAGGTTTTCGCAAGATTGTCCGCCCAGAAGTGCCGCGCCGCCTCCTCGCTCCTGCGCGATATCTATCTCGGCTCCGACCGCCCTTGGTCGATTCGCCCGCCGGCCGATCCCGACGTCCCGCCCGATATCGTCCAGAAGATCGATGCGCTCATGGCCCACGAGCAGCAGATGATCATGCAGACGACCGGCCAGGCCCCGTCCCCGCAGGACGTCCAGATGCGTCGCGCCGCCCTCATGGCGTCGGCCTCCGACGCCGCCAAGAAGAAGGCCGCCGACCAGGCCCAGACCGCCGAGGACAGGATCGAGGAGATCCTGCGCGAGGGTGGATTTTATCACGCCCTGGCCGAATTCATCGTGGATCTTCCGATCTTCCCGTTCGCCTGCATCAAGGGCCCCACCGTGCGCATCGCGCCCGAGGTCAAGTGGAACAACGGCCAGCCGCTGGTGCGCCAGATCCCGAAGATGGTGTGGAGCCGGATATCCCCCTTCGATATCTGGTTTACGCCGGGCGTGGCGGACATCGCCAACGCCAACGTCATCGAGAAATCGCGCCTGACCCGCGCCGAACTCAACGACCTCCTCGACCTGCCCGGCTTCGACCAGGCCGAGGTCCGCGCCGTCCTCGACGAATACGGCCGCGGCGGCCTCTACGACAACTGGGACACCACCGACGCCGAACGCTCGGTGCTGGAAAGCCGCGAGAACCCCGCCTGGAACCGCTCCGGCCTCATCAACCAAATGGAGTTCCACGGCAACGTCCAGGGCCGCCTCCTGCAGGACTACGGCATGCCCGGCATCGCCGACGAATTGCGCGACTACCACATCGACGCCTACGTCATCGGCAGCCACATCATCAAGGCCAACCTCTCCCCCTCGCCGCGGGCGAGACACCCCTATTACATGACCAGCTTCGAGAAAGTCCCCGGCACCCCCGTCGGCAACGGCCTCGTCGACATGATCGCCGATCTACAAGACGTTGCTAACGCAACGCTCCGCTCGCTGGTCAACAATCTCTCCATTTCCTCAGGCCCGATGGTGGTCATAAATGACGATCGCGTCCGGCCCGAGGACAATGTTGAGGAACTGTATCCTTGGAAGAGATTTCACGCGTCCTCCGACCCGGTTGGAAATAATAGTAAACCTCCGGTTGAATTCTTCCAGCCGCAGTCGAACGCGCAAGACCTGCTGACCGTCTTCAAGGCCTTTGTCGATCTAGCGGACGACATCTCGGCAATCCCCAAATACATCGGCGGCCAGCCCGGTGGCGGCGCAGGACGCACCGCATCCGGTTTGGCCATGCTGATGAACAACGCGGCAAAGATTCTCCAGACCGTTGCTTCTAACGTAGACCGCGAGATATTTGAAGGAGCACTGCAGCAGCTCGTCGATCTGGTGTTGCTCAGTGATACGACCGGGCTTTTGACTGGCGAGGAAAATGTTTCGGTGCAAGGAGTGAGCGTCGCTATTCAGCGTGAAACCCAGCGACAGCGTCAGGTAGAGTTTCTTCAAAGCACGGCGAATCCAATCGACATGGGGATCATCGGAATCAAGGGCCGTGGCGCGGTGCTTCGCAGCGTCGCTCAGACCATCGGGCTCGACGGCGACGAAATCGTACCGTCCGACGACGATCTCGAAAAACTCCAGCAACAGCAGCAAGGCGGCGGCGAGCAGCAGGCGCTCAGCCAAAAAGTGGAACAGGGGATCCAAAGTGGAGTGATGCTGGCAACGCAAAAAATAACAAGCGACTTGACCGCCGGACTCCTGGCCAGCCAGGCCGGCGTCCCGTCCGGCCAGCGCGGCATCCTTCCAGCCCTGACCGGTGGGGCGCCGTTGGGTCCTCTCGGCGCTTCCGGGTCTGGCGCTCCGGGCGGCGGCATGGACCAGATGGCGCGCCAAACGCAGGGCAACCAGCCATCACCATTGTCGCAAGGCAATACCATGCCGACTAGTCTGGTTGGGAATCAGCCCGCGCCTCCGGGCCCAGGAGCGCGACCGCCGGTGCCTGTAGGGGGGCCGCCAGGGTAGAGAACTCGTAAGCAACCATTCGATCTTAACCAGAGAGGAGTACGTCCCATGCCGTCCTATGAGGTTAAATCCCGCGTTACCCACGCTGCCACCGTCGAGACCATCGAGGCGCTGCACCGCGAGGATGCGGTTCATCAGGTCGTGGCCAACGCCACCGCTACTCCGGGCGACGAGATCGACGTTTTGACCGTCACCGAGCTTCCCGGCACCGCCGGCGGCGGCGAGGGCGTCACCGGCGCCACCGGCGGCGTGTTCGGTGTGGGTGAAACCAGGTCGACCAAGGCGCAACTCAACGACATGACCAAGGACGAACTGCTGAGCGTGGCTGCCAGCGAGGGTGCCGAGGTCAGTGAGCATTGGAACAAGGGCGACATCATCGACGCGATCGTCAAGCATCGCAAGCACGCGTGAAGCTGGGGTGGTCCGCGATCCTCAAGAACGAGGCAGCGATCATATCGCGCTGCCTCGACGGCATTCTGCCGCATGTCGACTACGGGCTCGTGGTCGACACCGGTTCGACCGACGGCACGCCTGATATCGTCAAGAAAGCGTTCGCCGACGCCGGCAAAACGGTCGAGATCGAACATACGGTGTTTCACGACTTCGCCCAGGCGCGCAACGAGGCGCTTGCCTTTGCGCGTGCGAGCCATCTGCCGTGGGACTACTTGGTCTTATCGGACGCCGACATGGCCCTGGTTGTCGACGATCCCGACTGGAAGCGGCAGCTCAACGGCGGTCTCGCTTACGACGTGCGGCAGGTTGCCGGAACACTGAACTACTGGAACCGGCGCATACTGAGCCGCAAGGCTACCGGTGACTATAAGTGCCCCACGCACGAATTTTTAGACGTGCCCACGGCGGGCAATATCGACGGCATCTGGTTCAAGGACCACGCCGACGGGCACAACAGGCCGGGGAAATTCGAGCGGGACATCAAGCTGCTCGAAGATATGCTGAAGACCGAGACGAATGAAGGTCTCATACAGCGCGCCCATTTTTATTTAGGCCAATCATATTTCGACGCTAAAAATTGGTCGAAGGCTGCGGAGCACTACAAGATCCGCGCCTCTCTCGGTGGCTTCGCCGAAGAACGCTGGAACGCGCAGCTGCATTACGCTCACGCGCTTGGCAATTTAGGACGGCATGCGGAGTTCCTTTGGGAGATGCTGCACGCCTATCAGATGCGTCCGTCGCGGGCCGAAGTGCTGTATGACGCAGCTAGGTTCTTCAGGGAGCGCGGCGAGAACCACTCGAGCCTGCTGTTCTCGGAAGCCGGCATGCAGATAAAGCGGCCCGACGACCAGCTGTTCGTCAACAACTTCGTCTACAAATCGGGCTGTCGGGAGGAGTTCTCGATCTGCGCCTACTACGCAGGCGGTAAAATCCGCGACCGCGGCGCGCAGGTCTGCAACGATCTGGCACTCGAGGGCAGCGAGCAGGCCATGAGCAATCTGTATTGGTACCTCAAACCGCTGGTGGACCATGTTCCTTCCGCTCGATCCGTCCGACTTCAACCCCAGATCGCCGAGGGCTACGCCGCGACCAATCCATCGATCATCAACCACCAAGGCAAGCCGATGGCGATCGTGCGCGCCGTCAACTACACGATCACGCCGGAGGGGGTGTATGCGATCCGGGGTAAGGATGGCACTTGCAGTCCTGATTGGTTTGTCAATCCTATCAATACCCGCAATTATCTGGTGCATCTATCCGATGATCTGGAGTTGACCGCAGTAAATGAACTGCCATTGCCGGAGAATTGGCCGGAACCGAAGTTTCATCCGGTGCGCGGCCTGGAGGATTGCCGGCTGTTCGAATGGCAGGGCGGCTTGTGGACGATCTCGAACGTGCGCGAACTGAACCCCGAGGGCTGGTGCGAGCAGGTCATGGTCCCGCTCAACGCGCGCGGCCAGCCTTGGACGCGGATTTTGCCCAAGGAACGCAAACACGAAAAGAATTGGATGCCGTTGGTCGACGGGGACAATTTGTATTTCATTTATCGGCTTGGGACGGCGCTCAAGGTCGATGGCAGCGTGTTCAACAGCTATGATCCTGGCTTCGATGTCAGCCACATAAGCGGAGGGTCACAGGTCATCGAAGTTCCTGGAGGGCTCCTGTGCCTGGTGCATGAGGCGAGGACGATCCCAGGCCGGTCCAACCGCTATTACCAGCACCGGTTCGCCCTTATGGTGCATGGTGCAGGCATCCGGCTCTCGCCGCCGTTCGTGTTCCACGACAAGCAGATCGAGTTCGCAGCCGGCCTGGCCTACTTCCCCGATGAGTACGTCGATCACGAACCCGATGGGGAGGGATTGTTGATGGCAAGTTTCGGCGTCATGGACCGCGAGGCCTGGGTTTGTGTGTTAGATCTACAGGAGGTTTTACGGTTCATCGAGGAGCCGCGATGAGCGTGCTGGCCGTCACCGGCTTTATCCCAATCCCCGGTCATCCCCGCCCGGCGCAGGACTACGAAAGGCTCGGCGCGCAACTGGCCGCAGCCGACATCAAGTTGCTGCGCCTCGACACCGCGCTCGAGGCGTGCTGGCTCTACCGGCATCTGCAATGGCACGGGCCGGTGACCCACTCGACCGCCGACAACCCGGCCAAGAACTCGCTCGCCTACCACATCGTACAGGCGGAGAAGTCCGAGCTCATCGCGGACGCCGCCGATCTGGTTCCCGGCGCCGACGTCATCGTCTGGATCGATCTCGGCATCTTCCACCTGCCGGGCATGACCGCCGGCGTGATCGAGGGCTTCATGGCCGGCGCTGCGGCCGAAGAAGCCATCGCCATCCCGGGCTGCTGGGAGAGGAACTACCAATACGACGATCGCTACCCGTGCTGGCGGTTCTGCGGGGGCCTCATGGTCGTGCCGCACGAGCACGCCGCCGCGCTCGCCGCTGTGATGAGGGACGAGTGCAAGCGCCATCTGCGGGAGACCGGTAACCTGAGTTGGGAGGTCAACACCCTTTGCCGTGTCGAAGAACGCTACCCGCAGTTGCCGATTCGGTGGTATGGTCCCTGCAATCATGATGCGTCCATGTTTTTAAACTATCAGGCAACGGAGCATGCCGATGGTATTCAAGCGCAAGTACGAAGGGTCTAAAGCTGATTTGGCCGAAGACAAGAAAGGCGCCAAGCGCAAGGGCGTCTCGCTCAAGGACTACGAGACTTCCGCACAGGACAAGGCCGAGGACCGCAAGGGCCAGGCCAAGCTGGGCCGCAAGAAGTGAGCCATGATGACGAGCGTCCGCTCTTGGTTCGCGGACAACCGTTAGGTGGGCCGATAAAATCTGCCGTGTAATTTGCGGGCGGCGGCTTCATAAGCCGCTGCTGCTTCCTCGCGAGTATTGAATGTGCCAAGATAATGCTGCTTTCTACGTATCTTTATTTGTCCTTCCCATTTGTCGGTTCGCTTTACAAAAAATGCGCCCTTTAATCCTGATGTGTTATTTTTACCTAAACGGCGGTTCCATTGTTGCTCTGTAGGAGTGGCGAGTCGTAAATTTGTAATTCTGTTATCGGTTCGTTTGTTGTTGATGTGGTCGATGCTGACAGAGGGGTCATTACCCGTGGTTAGTTTCCAGATTACTCTGTGAACTAATTGCGGAATTCTATCGATAGTGATGACATGGTAACCTTTGGTGCCTAATGCTGTACCGGCTCGTTTTGTAGCAAATCTGCTGTTCCATATTGCCCATGCATTTTTCGTTGAAAAATGTTCTCGATGCCAATGTTTCCAATACAGTTTTCCGGTTTCCGGATCGTAGTCTAGGCGAGAACGTAAGTAGTCGACAGGAGGCAGCACTTTAGTAATATGGTGGTCGGGCATCGATCCGCTCCACACGGTTCGAGGTCAAGTAGCGGGCGGTGTGGAAGCACCGACCCGCTGCGCATCCTAGTGGGGTGGATGGTGATCGACAAGGTAAGATCGTGGTTTCAGGACAATCAGGCGCTAGTCGTTTTCCTCATAGCGCAGGCGATTGCCATTGGCGCCGTGTCGATTTCCACGGTAGCGTACATGGTTCGACTGGAAACGCGGGTGAATACATTGGAGGTGCGTGGTTCACCGCACCTCCAGGAGATCAACAACCGGTTGACGGTGTTGGAGAGCACGACGCGGGATAACAAGGACACGCTCAATCGGGTGACTGAGATCATGACCAGGCAATTATCCATCAACCCGTCGGCAAAGCCATGAACGAAGACAGGGTGCTTACGGTTGCTGGTGCCAATCTAATCAAGCACTACGAAGGCTGTTTGAAGAAAGTTGGCGGTTATTATCAACCGTACCATTGCCCTGCTGGAGTTCTCACGATTTGTTGGGGCCACACTCATCATCACGGGAGAGAGTTCAATGCCGACTCTCGATGGACGATGGAAGAGTGCAATCAAGCGTTTCTGGAAGACATGGGGACGTTTGAGCGAGCTGTACGTAAACTTGTCAAAGTGCCTCTCGAGCCATGGCAGTTCGACGCCCTCGTCTCCTTCTGCTACAACTGCGGAGAAGGAAATCTCGCCAAAAGCACTCTCCTCAAAAAAGTAAACGCCGGGGATTTCGAAGGCGCTGCGCTGGAATTCCAGAAGTGGAACAAGGGCGGCGGGAAGGTCCTGTCTGGCTTGACCCGTCGGCGGGCCAGCGAGGCCCTGCTGTTTCAGAACATCACCGATGACGATTACGACGGCAAGCCGGACAAGGTCATTCGGCCGATCCCGGAGCCGATGCCGCAGGCGGTCGATGATCCAGAGGGTTAGCCATGCGGTATGATCGTTCGATGTACGGTGCCGCTGCGATATTCGTGGCCCTCGTGATCGTGGTGCTTGCGCTGTATTTTTTCAGCGACGTGCCCCCGCCAATAGGCGAATAGGAGGCTGATATGGTCGCATTGCTGGTCTATCTCGTCATCATCGTCATCGTCTGCATCTTCCTGTGGTGGCTGTTGCAGCAAGTCGCCTTGCCGGAGCCGTTGCGGAAAATTGCGATGATCGTGATGGTGGCGATCGGTGTGATCGTGTTGATCGGTTTGTTGTTGCAGTTTACTGGTAATGGTGCTTTGCACATACCTAGGCTGCAATAGGAGGGGATTATGGCATTGACGTCCTTATTGGCGACCATTCCGGCTGGGCAGTCGGTATCGAATGCGGTTGATTGTTCGTCTGGCAGGGTCGTTCGCATCATCATGCCACCGAGTTGGACCGGGGCGGCATCGTTGTCGTTTTGCACGTCGCCGGACAATACGACTTTTCACGACTTGTATCATACGATAGCCGAAACTTACGCGACCAATGAAGTCATCATACCGGCCGTGACGCCGAATTCGGCGGTGGTCATGCCGACTGGTTCGGGCGACAGCTTCAACTGGGTCAAGCTTCGATCCGGCAATCACGCGGCGCCTGTGGTGCAGGCTGCTGACCGGGTGTTTCAGATCATTGTGGATGTAGCGGATGCTGCGGCATCGGGCGGCGGGTCGGATCTGATGGCTGCTTTGGGCGCGATGTTCGCCCCGATCGTCACCGGGGCGGTCATGAACCCATCGATCGCCGATATGGTTTCTAATCCTCCCGGCAGTGCCGTGGTCCAGATGCAGGCAGGCAACGGTAACTACACCACGATGGTGCCTCCCCCGACTTGGACGATCTTTTCCGAGACGCTGAATGGCACGTCGACATCCGGTTGGTGGACTATCGACCAGTACGGCAACCTGATTCCGGCTTCGACGACGCCGGGCAGGCTCAATCCGGACGATTACGCGGTCGTCAGATGCCAAGCGACGAACGCCTTCGGCTCCGGGGTGGGCGACTGCATGATGACGTTCGTGGCTTGAGGGGGGTTGCGGTGGCGATTCAAAAAGCTGTTCGGGTCATGACGTGGGCAGTGGCGGATGGGGTCTCGACGTCGTTTTCGTTTAATTTGAACATCAGCCCTTATTGGGTCGGGACCAGCGGTCCTACTAGCGTAGCAGGTGCTATCGTCAATTGGTTCGGCGGGGCGTCTTCCAGTAGCAAGTTTCCGCCTCCGACAGGTGTCGTGGCGATCGCTGGAGCTGATTCAGCGACCCTCGACAGTCCGGTTGTCACGGTTAACGTGCCGGTACAGCCGGCCGGATCGAGACACGAGGTCATCCTCGATCTGTTGTTCGATTGATGGGGTTACGGTAGAATGCGTGGAAACCAGCAGGAGGCAAACATGGCCGAGAAGTCGAAAGTGGAATCCGAAAAGAATGTCGAGTTTGCTAAAGGGGGTTCGGACAATCACATGTTCGGACCGCAGGCGGCGGGCCCGGACAAGCCGGGCGACACCGGCAAGGATCAGAGCAGCGCTCCTGGTGCCAAGTTCGCCAGCGGCGGATCAGGCAAGATGTTCGGATTCAATCCGTCAGTGCCGGCGACGGCCGGGCAAACAGGTGCCCGCTGATGGCACGAGGAATGGGACCGCGCATGCCCAAGGTGCCGATGCCGAAGGCGCCCAAGCCGATCGACCCCACCAAGGCCGTATCGGTGCCCCCGCGGCTCAAGCCCATCTCCACCCGTGACTACGGCAAGGGCGGCACGCCGCTTTCGGGAGCGCCGAACTTCGGCGTCCAGGGCGCCGGCATCGGCTACGGAGGGCCAAAACCCTATGGCACCATTTAAGAAGCATCTTACCCCCCTTTCGAAGCACGGCCGCGTGGTCAAGCATGTCGGCAAGGGTTCGTCTCAGCGGCCTATGAACCCGATGGCGCCGCCGCAGAGTAGCTTTCCTGCGGATCCGCAGCCGACCAGCGATCAGTCGCAGATGCCGGCCCCGCCGTTGGGCGGGCCACCGCTCGGCTCGAGCCCGCCCATGGCCGGGACCCCGCCCGGGGTGCCTGACCCTACCGACCCAGGGCAATGAGCACGAAACGCGCAAAAACTCTTTCCGCCGGGGTGACAACGACAGTGTCACCGCAGACGATCGATTGTCTGGTAGAGTGGTACGACATTGCATTCTACAGGTACCTCGTGTTTCTTCATGACGAAATACGCCGTCGTTTGCGCGACGATTCTGGTGTGCTGCCGGAATTCCTCGACATCGAGGTGAAGCGGGTGATGGCTCGCACATTGTCGAGATGAGCGTATCGACCAAGGAAATTTCTGAAGCGACCCGGTTCCTGCGGAACGCGGCCCCGCAGCAGTACGAGAAATTCGTCGCTGCTTTTGCTAATTATTCGGCCCAAACCACCGACCTGATGGTGCAAGCGACTGGCGATCTGCCGGTCATGCAGGGCCACGCCCAGCAATGCAAGAAATTGCTGCGCATCCTGGAGGAGATAAGACATGGCTGACGTGACCGTCGACGAAAAGCCGATGGCGAAACTGCCGATCGATCCGGACTCGATCCCCGACGCCGTGAAAAAGCGTGCCGCGGCGGTCGATGCGCTTTACAACAAGAAAGGCCAGCTTGCTGAGCCCGCGCCGGAGCAACCCTCTGCCCCGCCGCCGGAAGCTCCGGCTCCGCAGGCGCCGGCTCCCGCCGCCCAAGCCACACCACCGGCTGAGCCAGCGCCTGCGGAACCCGCTCCTTCCTCCGAGCCCAAGCCTGAGAATTGGGAGCATCGCTATCTGGCGATGAAGGGGCGCTATGACGCGTCGCAGAAGACGCTCGCCGAGATGCAGGAGCAGATGACCCAGCTCGGTAACGAACTGTTACAGACCCAGCAGACGGTTTATCACAATGGGCGCACCGCACCGTCTTCGCTGCCGCCGCCACCGGCTTACGTGACGGAGCAGGACGTCCAGAACTACGGCAGCGACCTGATCAACTTCACCCAGCGCGCCGCCGCGCAGGCGCTAAGCCCCGAGCTGCAGGAGATCAAGCAGCAGAACGCCGAGATGCAGCGGCGCCTCGCGGTCGAGGCGCGGCGGAACCTGGACCAGCGCCTCGAGCTCGCGGTGCCGAACTTCCGCGACGTCGACCGCGATCCCCGCTGGCACAGGTGGCTGCTCTCGCTTGACATGCTTTCGGGCCGTGTTAGACAGCAATTGTTGAACGAAGCGATTTCAGCGGCCGACGCCCCTAGAGTCATCTCGTTCTTCAGAGGATTCCTACAGGAAGAGCAAGCCACGGGTCACATCGAGCCTTCGCCCGCCGTTCAGCAGGCCCCGCCTCCTCGAACCCCGGCCGTCGATCTAGGCTCCTTGGCAGCCCCTGGCAGGGCCAGGCCGGCAACCGGAGGCGATGCCTCGGTGCCGCCCGACAAACCCATCTACTCACGCGCCCAAGTCAAGCAGCTGTACGAACAGCACCGTAAAGGTGCGTATGTCGGTCGCGAAGCCGAGTGGGCTCGGCTGGAGGCCGATATGTTCGCAGCCCAGCGCGAGGGGCGCTACCGATAAACCGGGGGCCGCCCGTATCCTATAAGGACCGGTAGCTCCCAAGCGATGGAGCTACCCTCATGCCTATCCCGAGTGCGGGTTTTCCTGGCGCAACGTCAGGCTCAGTCCCGCCCCTGACCCCCGTAGGGTCTACCGGAAACCTACTCCAATCAACGGGCTTTATTCCGGAAATTTGGTTCCAAGCTGGCCAAATTTGATCAGTTCTGAATGCAGCTAAGCTGGTCGAGAAGTTCGCTAGGACTTCTTTAAACTGGATCTGAAAAACGGGAACCTTCATAGTTGGCTGGAACCCGAGGGAAGCATGAGCACGCACCCGCACAGACTAAGTGATCCAGCAGGGGTTGCCCCTGAAGCGATAGTCGGTCCGGCTTTTGTCGGAAAGCTACGCCTCAACCGTGTTGAGCGCGATCTCGAATTAAACGGTAGTTCGAGCAATACCGGACCTGAAAAACTGGAACCGAAGGGAACCAGAGGCAAGGACCGGCTCAGCGACAAGTACCTTGCAGGACTGTTGGATAGCGATGGAAGCATTCAGTTGATGTGGAATCCACCGATGCGGCGCGAAAACTGGGACGGAACAGGGCCGCAGCGTGCTTACGCTGTAGTTTCGTTTTGTCAGAAAGCACCGGGTCGTAGTTTCATGGAGTTGATTGCGTCCAGTCTGACGCCGCCTTCACTCGATAAAGTGTGGGGGCATATTGGAATGTATGAAAAGAGTGGTGCTTTTCACTGGAATACAGCGGGCACCAAGGCTGTCAGCGTTCTGATGCGGCTTCGCAAGTTCCTGGTCTTGAAAAGAGCACTTGCCGACTGCGCCATCGATATGAACGGCGAGGTTATGGACGTGCAGGTGGGGAAGCAGCGGTTTGATGCAGCGCGAGGCGCATCTCCAATGCCGAAACATCCGACACGAAAATGGGCAGCCGGATATATCGACGGGAACGGATCGTTTGCAATTCGCATTCCAAAGGGCATGTCGGCACAGCCGGTGCTTTCGGTATGCGATGAAGCCTTCGAACGGGTTGGTATCGATCTGTTGCAGAAGGCTTACGGAGGATCCGTTCAGGAGTTTGTAACCGAGAATGGTACGTCGATGGTTAATTGGGTGCTGTCTATGGACGCGGCCAAAGTCCGCTCGATGTTCGAGAGCGGTAAAACTGCATTGGCCAAGCACATGGTGCTCAAGAACGATCAGGCGTATTTTCTTATTGGTTGCGCCAGGATGGGACATTTCCGCGACGCGGAGCGTATCCAATTGGCGATGAAACAACTCCAAGTCCAGCCGCACAGACTGAGTGGTCCGGGCGCTGAAGTGGCCAGGCTTCTGGCGACGGTACGTGATATTCCGTCGTTCATGGGACCTGGTGCGCAACAGCGTAAGCGACAGTGGGAAGCAGATCAGGTAAGCGCCTGAGACGCTAGCGACCGACTACGAAGGCGAAATCGCGAACCAAGGCGACCGGGTGAAAATCCGGACGAAGCCTACGATCACGATCCGCAAGTATCAGGCGGACGGTTTGCTCGGTCTTGATCGACCGACTGGAGGCTCGGTCGAACTCTACATCGGCAACGGCTTTTACTTCTCTCTGATCCTCGACGACGTGATGGAGGTGCAGAGCGATCTGAATGTCCTGTCTATTTGGTCGGATTCGTCAGAGTCCCTTTGCTTGAGCAATTAGCATCGAACAACCGGGTGAATTCAGGGGAACGCCAGACCGGCCAATCCTGAGCCAAGCCGCGCAAGCGGAAGGTGCAACGACTAGAGCGAAAGCTCGTAGGGCCAAGCGGTCCGAAGCGCCCGGCCCCCGAAAGGGGTGATGATATAGTCTCCTCTGCATGGGAACATGCAGCAGCCCAAAAGGCGGTAACGAGAGTAGCGTCTCGTTATGAAGATAAGGGATGCGGCACAGCAGCTAAAGATCGCGGTCGACACGGAAGTGCTCGACGGCATCGTCGGGCAATGCGCGGCGACCAACCGCGGCGCGACGGCCGGGAAGTACGCCAATCTCAACCTCGGCATCAAGGGCACGCCGATCACGGTGGTCGGGCAGGGTGCGACGGCCGGTCAGTCCAATCTGATTGATCTGCTTCTGCGCATGGGGGAGTGCCTCGACGAGCAGAACATCCCGGAGGTCGGCCGCTGGGTGGTGATGCCGGCGTGGGCCGGACGACAGATCAAGCAGTCGGAACTCAGGCAGGCCTATCTGTCGGGCGATCCGGTCTCGATGCTGCGCAATGGCCGGCTCGGAATGATTGATCGATTCACGTTGTATATCTCGAACCTGCTGCCGACCAACGCGAGCGATTCAGCCAACTTCTCAGCGGGCGAGTTTCCGATCTTTGCTGGCCACGCCCACGGGATTACGTTCGCATCGCAAATTTCGAAACTCGAGACTCTGCGCTCTGAGCTAACGTTTGGTCAGATCCTTCGCGGCCTGCAGGTGTACGGATTAACAATCTTGAAGTCCCTTTGCCGAGTAATCGGCATCGAACAACCGGGTGAATTCAGGGGAACGCCAGACCGGCCAATCCTGAGCCAAGCCGCGTGAGCGGAAGGTGCAACGACTAGAGCGCAAGCTCGTAGGACCAAGCGGTCCGAAGCGCCCGGCACCCCAAGTGGGTGATGATATAGTCTCCTCTGCATGGGAACATGCAGCAGCCGAAAGGCGGTAGCGAGAGTAGCGTCTCGTTATGAAGATAAAGGATCAGGTAATCGACGGAACTGCGCTCTGTCAGGCGCAGGTCATCTCGGGCGGATAAGGTACGCCCATTGTTAACAGAGGGGGTTTACAGCCCCCTTTGTATAAATGTTAGTTCCATGTGTGTGGCCGTCTCTGGAGAAGCCCCATGTCGACTAGCGCAAGTTTTTTTGGGAATTTCAGCGACCGCGATCAGCCTACGCTTGCCACTGTCGCCGATTACGTTGCCGACGCGCGCACGCTGTTGCAGGATGTCGTTCCGCCTTATCGGTATGACGACGCTTCCTTGCTGACGTCTCTAAATGTCACTCTGCTGGAAGCACGGCGGCTGCGCACTGATCTGTTCATCTTTAACATGCGGACGCGCGGGCAGACGCAGGCGTTCACTGAGGTGGATGACACCTACGTCGACATGGAGCCGCAGTTCCGGTTGGCGATCCTGCACGGGATATGCGCGCACGCGCTGGAGCGCGATCAAGAGGACGTCCAGGACAGCCGGGCGACTTCGTATTTCGCGCTGTTCAGCGCCGGACTGGTCGGCCGTGCGTTGCCTGGCGTGGCCGGTGGTTCAGGGCCAGGCAGAGGACAACAAGGACAATGAGCAAATCCAACCTTGCGGGCTACTGGGTTAAAATTCTCGGACAGGCGGACACTGCGTTGATGGGGGCCTCGCAGGCCGCCATGCAGGCACAGCTGTTTGATGTGCTGGATGAATTTTTCAATGACTCGAATTGCTGGCAGGAGAGCATCGGCATAACGGTGATACCGGAGTTGCTGGACTATCCGCTGCATCCGTCGACTGGCCGGATATTGCGGCTGTACGGTGTACTGGATCAGAACAACGTGCCGCAGGCGGCGGTCATGCCGGTGATCGGGACGGTGCATTTTCTCTATCCCTATACGAACACGCAGCCGATGACGGCCATCGTCGTTAAGAACGTGACCGATCCGCTGGAATGCGTGCCGCCGCATATTCCGGATTGGGTGCTGCCGGCGCACGGCCAGGCGATTCTCAGCGGCATTCTCGGCAACATGATGCTGCAGCCGGGGCAGAGCTATTCCAACCCTACGTTGGCGCAATTCCATCTGACCAGGTTCCGCGATAAGATCGCGCGTGCTCGGGTGGCGATGATGCGGGCGAATACCGTCGGCTCGCAGGCGTGGGCTTATCCGCAGCAGTTCCGGGTGACGGGCCAAAAGCGCGGCATGAGCACGTACAACGTCAATCCGACACCAACGCCGTTGAGATAGCGCCATGAACAAGCATAGCGTTACTTCGGCATATGAGCCCATGGTCGTCGACAACAACGGCAGCTGGAGCGACGCCTACCAGTTCGACGATCCCACCGATCTGACATGGACACTTACTGGCTGCACATTTGAGATGGACGTGCAGCTCAATGCCTACGACAAGACACCGTTGTTGTCGCTCACGACCGCCAACGGGCGCATAATCACCGATGACGTCGTGCAGCGGGTCATTCACTTCAACGTAACCGCTGCCGACATCCAGGCTAGTCTCGATCCTGGTACGTACGTCTACGATCTCGTGATGATTGATTCTTATGGGGTCCGTTGGCCGTTCATGCACGGAACCGTAAAAATCGTACAAGGAATAACTTACCCCTGACGAGGTGACACGGTGGCGGTCATAAAGAACGAACCTGCCATCGTGTCGACGCGACCGGTCGTGGTTGTCGGCGGGCATACGGGTCCGGCTGGCGGTCCGACGGGTGGCACCGGTCCTACGGGTCCTACCGGAGCGGCGGCTACCGGTCCAACCGGACTTGGCGCGTTCACTGGACCGACGGGATCAATCGGGCCAACCGGCCTGGCAATCACGGGTCCGACGGGATCGATCGGGCAGACTGGCCCGGTGGGTGTCGGGACGCTTGGACCAACGGGCGCGACGGGAGCCAGCGGGCTCGGGCCGACGGGCTCTACGGGTCCTACGGGCATCCCTGGCGTGGCGTCCGCGACTGGTGCGACTGGTGCCACGGGTCCGACCGGGCGCGTCGGGCAGACCGGACCGACTGGAACACCGGGCACCGCAGTCAACACGGGCGCCACCGGTCCGTCGGGTACAGCCGGGGGTGCCGGTGCAGCTGGAGCCGCTGGGCCTACTGGAGCGCCTGGTCCACAGGGGGTGGTGGGTCCTGCAGGCCCTGGCGGGTCGGCTGCCAATACGGGTGCGACCGGGCCGACGGGAGCCGCGGGAAGCGGGGGTGGGAGCGGTGGCGGTGGTTACACGGGCTCGAGCACGCCGCCGGCTTCTCCGACACCGGGATATCTCTGGTACGATCTGACGACCGGCATCCTGTCGATCTGGATCGACGACGGCAATTCCACGCAGTGGGTGCAGGTGGCACCGCCGCTGGCGGGACCGACCGGGCCTGGCGGAGGTGGTAGTGGTGGAGCGGTGACGCTGCTGCTTCCGGGGTGGGTGGTCTGATGCCGATCGATTTCCCCAGTTCTCCGTCGGTAGGACAGACTTACACGTATGGCGGCGTGACCTACACCTACACGTCGCGGGGTGTGTGGGTTGTTGGAGTTACGACAGGACCGGCAGGACCGTCTGGACCGACAGGAGCAACCGGGCTCACGGGATCGATCGGACCGACCGGGCCGAGCGGATTGGGCCCGGTTGGCAATACAGGATCAACCGGGCCGACCGGACTTGGTGCGACGGGTCCGACGGGAGCCATTGGGCCAACTGGAACAGGCGCGGGTGGCGGTGGTTCGGGACCGACGGGTCCGACTGGTGTTGGATCGACGGGAGCGACCGGCCCATCGGGTTCGACAGGTGCTGTAGGTGCAGGCGGCGGCGTCGGATCGGCGGGGGCGACCGGGCCGACTGGTGCTACAGGTCAAGCTGGTTCGGCTGGCGGTGCTGGAGCGCCTGGAACGACGGGGCCAACCGGCATGACAGGTGCTGCTGGTGGCGCAGGCACGGCCGGAGCGACCGGCCCTACCGGTTCAACCGGCATGACCGGCCCTTACTCGACGATGTTGATTGCGGGAGGGCTGTTCTAGATGGCTCTATTTGATACGACCTGGTACTGCAACGCGGGGGATCAAAGCACCACCGGTCACTATGCAGTTGCTAAAAGGCCCCAGAACACGGCGGTCACGGCTGGGCAATTGGTTCGGCAATTTACTGCTCCTGCGGTCGGTAGCGAGCGGGTGTTTGTCTGCATCATTGCAGGTACGACCGCGAACGTAACCGACGCGACGTGGGTCACCACCAGAGGCGCGCGAACGACGGACGGCACCGCGACGTGGCAGGAATGCACCGGCGCGTCTGCTGTCAACGGCGACCTGACCAATACGCCGACCTGGGCAGCCGCAAAGGCGATTTCGTCGGCCGTCACGCTCGGTGCGATTATTCAGCGCAACAACGGCGCGAGCTACTGGATATGCTCGACGGCCGGGAGCACAGGTGCATCCGAGCCGGCATGGGCCAACAACACCGCTGGCACAACACAGGTGGACAGCACGGTCACATGGACCTGCCTGGGTGTGGTTGGTAACTTCACTGGTGGTCAAGCGCCGCACGCGCGCATCCCCAACGCCGCCACCTTAAACTGGTTCGCTGCCGGTAATACGATCTATGTCGGCGACAACCACGCCGAGTCGCAGGCGACGGCGATTACTATTTCTCCGCCAGCTTCCGCTGGGTTGCTTAACAAAATATTGTGTCATAATCATTCAGGCAGTTATCCACCGACATCTGGCAATCTGACGACAGGTGCGACGGTTGCGGCCACCGGTACGTCAGGTTTGGTGCTCTCTGGCAGCACTTCAACTCTGTATTTTTATGGCGTGACGTTTCAGTCTGGGAGCGGGAGCAGCGCTACGGTTAATGTCGTTGTCGGTACCGGTGTCGGCGGAATTAATTTAGATAATTGCTCCTTGCAATTATTGAGTACAGGTGCGGCTTCTACCATACAATGGGGGGCTGCAGGTGCTTACACTTCCATAATTCTCAACAATACTACGCTCAAATTCTCGGCTACTGGACAAACCATCAATCTCTTTTTTGGTGTGTTTGTCTGGCAAAATACTGCGTCTGCGCTGGCATCGGGTTCATCTATCCCCAGTACTCTTTTCGCTTTGAATACGGCTGCTGCCTCTCCGCAACTTGTGGTCGAGGCGGTCGATCTAAGCGCGATTGCGGGGACTCTGATCAGTTATTCTCAGGCGATGGCAGGCGCGTTCACGTTCAAGGACTGCAAGTTGAATGCAGCGGCAACATTTGGCACACCGTTGACAACGGCTTCGGTGGTTCAGGCGGTGCGTTCCGATAGTGGCGCTACCTCTTACAAGTCTGCGCGTTATCAGTACGAAGGTACCGAGACGACCGAGACCTCGGTCACGCGCGTCGGCGGCGCAGCCGACCCGACCGGGCAAGCGCAGTCCCGCAAGATAGTCACCACCGCGAACTCGCAATGGCTGCGGCCGTTCAAGGCCGAGCCCTATGCACAATGGAACCCAACGACTGGCGCTAACGTCACGGTGACGGTGTGCGGCACGATCAACTCTGCGTCCCTGCCGAATAACGACGACATCTGGCTGGAGGTCGAGTATCTCGGCTCCGCCTTAACCCCCCAAGGCACCATCGTCACCACGACCAAGGCCAATGTGCTGGCGGCCAATGCTGCGGTGGCGTCGGACGGTTCGACGTGGAACGGCGGTGGATCAGGAGCGGGTTGGTCGCCCTTCAAGCTGACCGCCACGCTGTCCTCGCCGCAGCCCGGTATGGTCGGCTACCTGCACGCCCGTGTCCGCGCCGCCAAGCCGAGCGTCACGTACTACATCGATCCTCAAATCACACTGAGTTAGCTCCATGGCAACGCAACCTTCCGTTCCTGCTCCCATCATGGCGCGCCCAGTCGCGGTTGTTGGTGGTCCAACGGGTCCAAGCGGCGGCCCGACTGGCCCGACGGGCGCGCAGGGGTCTGCTTCCGTCACCGGCGCCACTGGTCCGCAGGGCGCTACCGGCGTTGTCGGCTACACGGGTCCGACAGGCTCGCCCGGTGCCGGCGCGTTCACGGGACCGACGGGAAACACGGGGCCGCCGGGGATCGGCTCGCCGTCGGTTGTCGCTGGGCCGACTGGAGCCATCGGAGCGACTGGTCCGACCGGAACGATAGGTGGACCTAATACGGTGTCTAGTTTGCCAGCAGCGAGTACGGTGGGTGGCCGCAATTTCGTCACGGATGCGACTGTTGCGACGTTCAACAGTGTCGTAGCTGGAGGTGGCAGCAACAAGGTGCCGGTGTTTGCCGATGGAACGGCTTGGAGAATAGGCTGATATGGCCAACCCGGCGCCCGCAGCACCGATCGCGACCCGCCCGGTTGTGGTGGTGTCGGGGCCTGCGGGCCCGTCCGGTCCTGCGGGTGGTCCTGGCCCGACCGGTCCTGCTGGCGGTCCGACGGGTGCGCCTGGCGCTACTGGGGCACCCGGCGCCTTGGGTAATGTTGGGCCAATCGGGCCGACCGGTTCTCCTGGTGCAGCATCGTCGACCGGGGCTACGGGCCCGGCTGGTATCGGACAGACCGGGCCGACGGGCGCGCCTGGTCAGGCGGCTCTTCAGGGTGCCACCGGATCGACGGGACCGCAGGGTCCGGTGGGGTTCGTGGGCGCCAACGGTCCCCCTGGGGCTACCGGGTCGAGTTTTACGGGACCAACTGGCTCGTCGGGGGTGGCCGGGGTGCAGGGCGTGGTGGGCCCGCAGGGGCCGCAGGGCGTCATAGGATTTGCGGGACCACAGGGTGTCGCGGGTTTTACAGGACCGACTGGACTAACGGGTGCGTTGGGATCGACAGGGGCCACCGGGCCGACGGGACTTGGCGCAACAGGTCCGGCGGGGTTTGCTTCGACTACAGGCGCCACGGGGCCCACAGGTCCTGGCGTCGGCGCCACCGGCCCTCGCGGTGTCGACGGCTACAACGGCGTCGACGGGCCGACCGGATATACCGGCCCGCGCGGGTTGACGGGTCCGACTGGCCCTCTAGGCTTGACCGGGCCAACCGGCAATACGGGTCCGTTTGGTGTCGGCCCCACGGGCATCGGCGTTACGGGCCCAGCCGGCAACACGGGTCCTGCGGGCGCGATCGGCCCTACGGGACCCACCGGATTGACCGGGCCACTCGGCTTGACCGGCTCGACCGGTACGACAGGCCCCACGGGATCGCCACCCGGCATCAAGGATGCATTCCGGGCCAAGCTGGCAACCAACCAGACCGGCATTGTCGACAGCACGAACACCAAACTCAAGTTCGCCACCAAGGTATTCGACGTCAATAACAAGTACGACGCCACCAATTTTCGTTGGACGCCGTCGGCCGGGATCGTGCATCTCGGGGCCGGGCTGTTTTTTTCGGCAGGCGTCCGCAACAACGTGTTTCCGCAGGTCATGATATTCAAGAACGGCGCCTGCATCGTGCAAAATGGCGCGCAGTCTACGTCGAATTCGGCGTATACTCAGGTGGATACCGTCGACCAGGCCAACGGTACCGACTACTACGAGTGCTATTGCTTCTCACCTTCCGCCACCACGACGACGGTGGCTGCGGTCAATTTCGTCACGACGTTCTATGGGGCGTTGCTATGAGCGAGGATACGATCATCGTGCCGGAGCAGATCAGGATCAGCGTTGTTCCTGCGGAAGAACGTGTGATCGTGGTGCCGGGAGAGCATAGGGTCATAGAGGCATACGGCGATGATTTTGGACAGTAGGACACATACAGCAGGGGATGTCATACGATGGCGTGTGGATTACGACGACTGGCTGGACAACGCCGCTACGATTGAACAGATCGATGTCGAGTCCAATTCCGCGACTTGCACTGTCGGCAATATTTCTATCTTGGGGCGCGAGATCGTGTTTTTCTTGTCCGGCGGCGTCGTCAATGAGCAGGTAACGTTGTCGCTGACGATGACTGACAGTCTCGAGAACGTCAAAAATGATACGGTTTCTTTCGTTGTGGTGGCACCATAGGAGGACAACATGGCTAGTATCGTGTTCAACCAGTACAATGCAGGTGGCGTTTTCAAGCAAATATCGGATGCTGATGCGCAGGGCCCCGGCACTACGTACAATCAGTATGCCAATGGCGGTGCGTGGGAGCAGCTGCGCGTCGTCTGTGGCTCTCCGACACTCGATCAACGTGCGGCTGGCGGGGTTTGCGCTGCGCTAGCTACCGGAGCTGCATAAGATGGCTCAGCAAAAAACCGACTCGATCATCAAGGCGGAAGAACGGGTCGCCAAAATTCGCGACGAATCCGCGCGCATCGCGCTCGAGCGCGCCGAAGCCGAAGCAAGGCAAACGGCCCATCGCGCCTCGCAGGATGCCGAGGCTCGCCGGATCGAGGAGGACGATCTCAAGCAGGCGAGCTCGAACGTGAACCTCGAGCCTGCAACGCGCGATCAGTTGCTCGAGCGTATCCGGCAAATGCGCGAGGAGAAGCCGGTCGAGATCGCCCCGGTGCCGCATCGCACGCCGCGGCAGCAGGCGGAATACGAGGCCGAGGTCGCGATGGGGCGAGCCATGGTGGCAAAGGCCGAGGCGGAAATCGAGCGCAACCGCGAAGTCCAGCGGAAGATCAAGGCGGATGAGGCGGCCAGGGAAGGAACCATGACGCCAGTCTATCACCCAAACCCGACGCAACAGGAGGTGTTTCCGGCCAGTGGCGCAACATTCGGCAAGCCGAAATGACTTATAGCGATCCCGAAAGAAAGCGCACGTATCAACGTGAGTATGCGCGGACGGAAAAACGCAAAGCATCCGTCCGCAAATACAACCAGTCTGAAAAAGGGAAGGTTAAGAATCGTGCTCAAGGGATTCGTTGGCGGAAAGAAAACCGGGAGAAATGGCTTGCTTCTATGAAGAAGCACGATCTTAAGCGCCACTATGGTCTTACACCTGAACAGTACGAAGCTATGTGGGCCGCTCAAGGGATGAAGTGCGCGGCATGTGGGAGCACTAATCCGGGGCGGAAGAACGGACAATGGAGTCTTGATCACTGTCACGGCACAAAGAAGGTGCGCGAGATTGTTTGTAACGGCTGCAATTTAGCTTTGGGTCATGTCAAAGACAGTGTCGAGCGGTTGCAGCAACTGATAGAATATCTTGAGGCACATCATGACAGCGATAAAACTAGACCGTTTTGGCGGGATGCTTCCCTCGTGGGATTCAAGATTACTTCCGGATGGTCAGTCGGACTACTCTCTTAATTGCTACCTGTTCAGCGGCGCACTCATCGGCTGGCGGCAGCCCAAGCTGCTACGCCAACTAAATAATACTGCAGCAAAGTATGTATATAGAATTCCAGATAGGCGCACCAACGACACATTGATCACGGCCAGCGACTCCAAGTGGCTCGAATTCCCGGATCCCGATACGAATGTCATTCGCACGCCGGTTGTTGATGACAGTTTTCAAAGGTACTACGCAGCATCTCCGTCGGACGTGCCGAGGTACAATACTTACGACCGGATCATGCAAGACCAATCCTGGTGGATGCTGGGCGTGCCGGCGTCGGGCTGCGCTCCGGGTGTGACCATCACAGGCGGCGGCGATACGTCCCAGCTGGGCTTCCAGAACATCGGGCCCACCGGCGGAGCGCAGACTTACATCCCCGGCAACGAGATCGTGCTGGTGCCGATCGTCCCTGGCGGCACCATGCTCATAAACGACGTCAGTTTTGCGTTGATCCCGGATGGAAGCGGCAACCAGCTAATGTTTCGGGCTGTCGTATATGACGATCTCAACGGCAAGCCGTATCAGCTTCTAGGTGTCGGCAACGACACGATTGCGAATTTGTCAGGTGGAACACAGGTTGGCTCATTCTCCAACAGCGTATCCGTTGTTGCCAATCTCACATATTGGGTCGGTATCCAGACCGACGCTCCGTACTACTTGTTGACTGCCGATAACACCAACAGTGGTGCGGCATACACTGCTGTGTTCAGCAACGGCGCTCCGGATTTTCTCAATATCCCTAGCGTGGCTACTACAGCGACGTTCCAGGTGTGGGCTGATTTGTTCGGTGCTTCGGTGTTCGTGGCACGGGCCTACGTCTACACATGGGTGACGGAGTACGGCGAGGAGGGTCCACCGTCCTTGCCGACGGTGGTCAACGGTTGGTCGAACGGAACCTGGCGGATCGAATTGTTCATGCCGACGCTCAACAACATGGGCGGCGGCACTGACGGTAGCGGGACTGTGTGGCCGCCGGATCGCAACATCAAGACCACGCGCATCTACCGGTCCATTACCAATCAATCCGGACAGGGGACGTATTTCTTCGTAGCCGAAATCCCGGTCACGCAGGCGGTCTATGTCGACACGATCGGCGACGATGTCGTGGCGTTGAACAGTCAGCTGCTGTCGTATTACTGGTTCGGTCCGCCGACGGACATGCAGGGCATCGTATCGTTCCCCAACGGGATCGCGGTGGGCTGGCGGTCGAACGAGCTGTGGTTCTCGGAAGCCTATCGGCCGCATGCTTGGCCGTCTGGCTACGTGCTCACGACCGAGTTTCCGATCGTCGGTATTGGCGTGTGCGGGCAATCCATCGTCATATGCACGCAAGGTTCGCCCTACGTGGCCAGCGGCGTGAACCCGTCCGCCATGGCGCTCACCAAGATCAACCTGCCGGAACCGTGTCTGCACAGAGGGAGCATAATCAGCACGGACACTACTGTTTTATACGTCTCGCAGAATGGTCTTATCCAGATCAGCCAGTCAGGTGCCGGTTCCAACGTCACCGAGGGCTGGATCACGCGCGAGCGATGGCAGGCGTTGACACCGCAGAAACACGTGCGGGCAATCAAACACGCGACGAGTTATTTTGCCTTCGGCTCTATCCAAGACAGTCCTAACATCATCCGGCAGGGGTTCACGGTCGAACTGTCGCCGCAGGACCAGACCAGCTTCACAGTCTGGCCACAGCCAGGTGGCCACAGGCTGGGGTTTGGGCAACTATCCAGCCCGAATGATTTCGACATCGACAACATACAGCTTGATCCGTGGACCGGCATTGCGATGTTGGTTCAAAATGGATCGATTTACTATTACGACTTCACCGACGCCAATCCGGTGATTGTGCCATACAAATGGCGGTCTAAAATCTACCAGCAGCTGTCGCGTAAGAACTTCGCGGCTATGAAGCTGTGGTTCACGGTGCCGGGCACGACGCCGGCGCAAGTTGATCGAGATACGGATGATCCGCAGCCAGTGCTAGGTCCACAGCAGTATGGTATTTTACGTGTCTATGCTGATGACCAGCTCTATCAGACTAGAGAGCTACGATATTCTGGTGAACTGTTGCGAATTTATTCCAGGAGTAAATATGAGTCGTGGCAGTTCGAAGTGGAAGGCAGGGTCGTGGTGTCAAACGTCCAGGTGGCGACAAGCGTCAAGGAGCTCGGGCTCATATGAGCAACGGGAACGGCACCGCACCAATCTGCCCGGTCAGCCGCAGCGAAGGCGTCATCAGCACGCCGCCTGCGCAGCAGGCGATCGTGCCGGCGACCGATCTTCCGTCAGCTATCGCAGCGCTTAACCAGATTAATCTCGTTGCGCAGCAACTCAAGGCGCTCCCCGGCGGCAATGGTATGCCGGGGGCCGGTTCGTCGCCCGCAAGTGCTGTCGGGCGGCGCTTTCCGCTTTGGGTACGCGAGCGTCAGGTCATAGACACTGTCAGAATATACAATCCTGGTGACGATCAGGTCTATGTCGAGATGGAACGCATAACCTATTTGCTTTATCGCGAGCAGAAAACACAAGTAACACTGGAGTGGAACCTGGCCTATGGCACCCCGAGCTAACGGCAATACAGCTCCGGTTTGTCCGGTCAGCCGCAACGAAGTGTTGCCGGGTATGCCTGGCATCATGTTGCCGTATGTGCCCAAGGCGGTCGATCTTCCTTCGGCTATAGCCGCAGCCAACCAAGCTGCCCAACTGCTGCAAACGCTCGCTGGACCGGTGGGCAACAACATAGGGGGTGGAGGCGGCAATCCGGCTGGCGGTTATTACGGCGTAAGACCGCAGACGGTGCGCTGGAGAGAGAAGGAGCGGCACACGGCGACGATAAGATATTACGCCAAGAATGCCACTACAGGCGACTACGATTTTGCCCAATGGCTAGAGGTTGATCGTATTGTTTACATCAAGTGGCATGACAAAGTTCAGAAGATAGATCTTATCGCTGAGTGGGTTTTTCGGCCAGAGCCAGGGAAAAAGCTAATGAAGATCGATGGGGGAGACGTCAACCCGACTGATCCGCGCACGTTCACTGGTGTACCAGGGATTGAAGTACAATGACCGCACCTGTCTGTCCCGTCACTCGCAATCAAGTCGTGTGGATGCCTGGTGCCAAGCAGCCGGCGGTCCCACGAGCCATGGATCTGCCTTCGCTGCTGCAGGCGGTCAACTCACTCAAGCGGGTGTTGCAGGACACGATTGGTCCGGGGTTGGCTGGAGGATTTACGTCGCCAAACATGGGACCGCCGATCGTCGCGGATAGACCAAACTGGTTCGAAACTGATCGCGATACAAGAAACCTGCGTGTTTATCATAAAGATGCCGACGGCAAGCAAGACAAGAGTATGTATATCGATGTCGTGCGTATCGACAAGATCGTGTTTCAGTATCTGTATGACGATCCTTACGGCGAAACATTTGATTGGCAATATAAACGTTAGGAGATGGTCTTGACGGATGCGCCGCCCTATCACGAGGATTTTTTCCAGCGCATCGTCAACGTGAACTGGAGTGTCGGTCCGGTTTTCATTTACGGCACGCAGCTCGGGAATGAATTGCATTACGTAAAACTAACCGGGAAGGACGGCAGTTCGAAACGGCATAGCATCGTCTTGCCGGAACCAGCAACCATCATTGATTATGGAGCTAAGGCTTTGTTTGGCGTTATTGGAAGCTCTTACGCCAAAATAAAGGGTGTGGACGTGCTTCTGGTTTGCGGTACGGCGTCTAATTTTCACGAGATAACGGACGATGTTGGAAATACGACTGGAGCCATTGACCGGCACACGGTGATTTATGCGTCCAATGATGGGCTCAACTGGGGCATAGTTCACGAAGAAGCAGCGATAGTGACAAGCTTTCATGATGAAAAATCCATTGAGTCTCTTGCTCTTGTCTGGAATCCGGACAAGTCGTCGTTTTATTACGACCAATTTTCCGGTGGCGTAGGTGGGAGCGGAGAAGAAGTGTTCAGTTCATCGGACGGTACAGGCTGGGGGCGCAGCGGCGCTGGCTTTGTCGACCAATGTGTCAATAACGATTGTTTTGACTCACTCGGCCAGCATGTGCCGGATGGCGTCATGCAATATGATCTGAAAACGCAGACTACGGCAAAACCAGATTTACCACCGACGATATTTTATGACAGTGGTGCAGTCAGCTACGATCCTGGATCGGGTGATGTTATCGTTACAAAACATCCTCCAGGAGGACAGATAACCGTGGGATTTTCATCGACCGTGTCTATGCCAGGCATCGGACGGGTCACTTGCGTAGCGGGATATAACGGGATTTTCATGGCTGGCGGCTATACGAACGACAGCGGAGAAGGCCCCGGTGCTGTGGCATTGTCTGTAGACGGCGGCGCCACTTGGTCATTTTTTGCCGGTACGTCGACGGGCGTAACGACTATGATCGCTGCTCCGTTGCAGTAGGCGGGCGAAAATAGCTTGGAGGCACGGTTATGGCTTCGACATCCAGCAGCTCACAAGAGTCTAGCAGCCAGCAATCGGGCACGTCGTTCATTCCGAATTACTCGGAAACGCCGATCCTCGAGAGCATCGCCCAATATTCGGAGAACATGGCCCCGCAGGTCTACCAGTGGGGCATGCAGCAATTCGCCAACAACCAGGGCAACATCGACAGCATGATGCGCAATGCCTTGTCCTACGCCAGTCCGCAGCGCCAGGCGGTCGACATGGGGCAGGCCGAGGCAGGCGTGGCGCAAGGTGCTGAAGCAGCGCGGCAGTCGGCGATATCCGATCTGCAGAGCTACGGCATCGACCCATCAGCCGGACGTTATGCCGGGTTAGATCGGGCTGATCGGGTGCAGTCGGCGGCGAGCGTAGCGGGCGCGGGCAATCAGCAGCGCATGGCCGACGTTGCCACCGGCAACGCCATGCAGCAGCAGGCCACCTCGGCTGGGTTGCAAAACGTCCAAACGGGCTACGGTGCCGCCAATGCGGCGAACCAACTTCTAGGCACCGGTATGAGTTTGAAATACTCGCCGCTGGGGCAGCAGTCACAAGGTACGTCGCAGTCGTCGGGATCGAGCCATAGTTTTAGCGATGGCGGCAGCGGCGGCGGCAGTGGTGGTCCTGGCGGGCTTGCGATGTGGCAGCAGGGGCCGGTCGGTCCTGGATCGATGATGGCGGCAGGTGGTCCCGTCGGGTATCAGCCCGGCGGCTACGTTCCCGCCGACGATAGCCCGTCGGGCGGTCAACAAGTTGATGACGTGAACGCCAATTTGAATGTCGGTGAGTTCGTGATTCCGCGCGACGTAGCGGCCTTTAAGGGCCAGGAACACTTCTACAAATTAATGGCTAAAGCTCGTAAGGACCGCGCTACGATGGGAAGCGGCGGTGCCCCGCAAACCGGTTATGGAGCAAACTGATGGCCCAGGCAGCAGCACAGCGCGTAGGCTATGCGAACGGCGGCGATGCAGGGCCGTCAGCGGCACCGCCGCAGCCTGGCAACGACATGAACCATCGTGCCGCACTCCTGGCTGGCTTGCGCAAGCGTTACGACGCCATGATCGGCATGGCGCAGGGTGCTCACGCCCACGGCGACATCAAGACCGCCGCGCACCTTGCCAGCAAGGCCCATGACATGGTGCCAGACGGCAAGAACCTGACGCACAACGTGACGCCCGACGGCCACATCCTGTCGGTCGTGCATGGGCGCGGCGGTGTGGAATCCACGCATCCGATGACCTCGCAGCAGTTCCATCACTACCTGGTGGGGCCAGCGACCAGCTTTGACCACGTCATCGACAACGGCGTGGGGCATAATCTCCACATCGCTTCCGGCCGGCAGCAGCCGCGCGTGCAGGAGCATCCCAACGACCCGATCCACCGGGTTCGGCAGGTGCTGCAGCATACGCGGCAGATGCACGGGTTGCATCGGATCGGCCAACAGCAGGCGCCACCTACCGGCTACGGCGCAGGAGGTTGACATGACTTACACCGACAGCGCCGACGACGACCAGTCTTGGACTGCTCAAGACGAACGCGACAACCCGCCGGCGCCACCGCCACCGCCTGAAGAGGATACCGGCCCGGAGCCTCTGTGGAAGCGGTTTGCGCGCGAGCAGCTGGGTTATGGCGCTCCACCCCCTGATCCCGGTACCGAGCCGCTGCCTCCAGATAGTCGTCCGTTGTACCAGCAGTGGTCGGATAAATATCTCGGCACTGCTGCTGATCCTGCTGCGGCACCACCTGCAGACAGTTCAAGCAAGCGTACTCCGCTGCTCAGGACAGTCACAGACGCGATCAAGAGCTATCTCGGTGGTGATAACGCAGCGCCTCCACAAGAGGTAGACGCTGCACTGGCTGCTACACAAGCTGCCGATCCGACCGCCAGCACCGCCGAAGTCGTGCAGAAGACGATCGCCGGCACCGCCGATCCGCTGTCGCCCAACTACATGGACCAGGCCGGGCAGGACGCTCTCGGTGGTCTTGGCAGATCATCGACTGCAGGACAGGCTCCTGCCAAAACGGGTTACGACCAAACAACTCAACCGACAACGAGCGAAGGACGTGCGCAAGCCTTGGGCGCAGGTGCTCCTGCAGTTCCCCGTGAATTGACACGGCAAGACCTTATTAACGCGGGAATGTCGCCTGGAGAGGCAGCCAGAGTGCTGGAAGACAATGGCGCCATGGTTGCTGCGATTGGCCCTAAAGTAAGCCGTTTCCTGCCGCCTGGGTTTTTGGATGACCCTTACAACAGAGCTAATTTGGCACGATTTACCACGCAACGTGGCGCCCCTATGAGCGGTCGTGACGACGCCCCGGTATTAGGCCGAGACGATTACCTCATGCCTGGCGGCAACGACGGCATCTATGAAAGTCTGGCCACCAAACTCATAAACCGCGCCGATAATCGTGCTGCTGTCGCAAAAGAGCAAGCACGACAAGCGCCTCGTATCAACCCTTATTACAACCCACAAGTCGGTTACGATTCGCAGAACCCGCCGTCCCGGGAAGGGACCGTAATTCCGCAATACGATATACCGTCAGGTGGTGGGACTGCGGCAACTGCCGGCGGCAGCAGCAGCAATAACAAAAACACCAATAGCCGTAGCCGTGGTGGAGCGCGTGGCCGCAGGAGCGATGCCGGCGACGATACCAGCGTGCCTGGTCCGCAGTACGCGGTAGCGGACACGGGGATGATGTCGGACGCCTCGAATGACGTCAGGTCCACTTTGCCCGCAGGATCAGTTGCTGCTGCAACGCAAGCACCGCAAGCCACCGGGTACGCCAACCAGGCCCCGTCGGCCGGCGGCTTCTCCGGCACTGCCGGCAACAATGTGACCACCATCCCGGTCCGGCAGGGCGCTCCCGCAGCCGCCACCCCTGCAGCCGCTGCTCCCGCCTATCCGCAAGGATACACGCTCGCGCCAACGTCCGACACCACCTACGACCGCGCGGTCGTAGGACCGGACGGCAAGGTCGTCAGCTACGTACGCAAGGGCGACGCCCCGCCGAGTACGCAGGATCTGGCAGGCACGTTGTTCAACAACAATCTCGGCGAGCTGGACGCCCGCATGAAACGAGGTGATCCGGTGGCCGTGGCCGCCGTGCAGGCCAGGGCAACCGGCCAGGGCGGCCTGGACCTGTCCAAGCCACTGCCGCCCGAGCAGGCGCCGACCCCGGCATCGCAGGCGGCGGCGCAGGCCGAGTTGGCGGCCAGAGCGGCCGGCGGCCGGTCGGCACCTGGGGGGCAGCAGAGCAACGATCCGGTCCAAGACCTTCTGCGGCGGGCGGCCCAGACCAGCGACGTCAACGCGCAGAGGATGTTCACCAACGAAGCCTACAAAATTCAAGAAACGCGAAGGGTCAACCAGCAGAAATCCGCTGACGCCGCCTTGAAGACCTTCAGCACCGGGGAGCAAAACTTAATTAAGAGCATCTACACCAAGGAGAACGGCGGGAACACACTGACGCCAGCCGAGCAGGCGCTCAAGGATGACTACGTCACCCGCATCCAACAGCACTCGCGTAGCCAGCAGGGCGGTGGCCAAGCAGCAGCACGAGCGCCAACCGCTCAATCAACTGGAGCGCCGGTCAGAGTAAGCTCGCCAGCGCAGGCTCGTAGCTTGCCATCAGGCACACGGATTATCCTACCGGATGGGTCTCCAGGGATTGTACCTTGATGGCCGATGACGATGATGACGAGGATGTTGACGAACAGCAACAGCCTGACGTTGCCGGACAACCTGCTGTAGCTGATGACTGGGCGGCTTTTCGTGCCCCGCAAGCTCCCACCGCAACCGATGACTGGGCGGCCTTCCGTACTTCGCAAACCGCTCAGCCTGCCGATGACTGGGCAGCTTTTCGAACTGGGGCGCAGCAACAGCAACAGCAACCGAAAGCCGAGAGCCCGTTCTGGACGACGCTGCGCCATGTCGCACACGGGCTGCTGCCGTCTGCCGCCGGTCTGGCGGCAATTCCCGGCGGCATCGCAGCGGGCGCCGCCATCGGCCTACCAGAGGCGGGTATAGGTGCCATTCCGGGCGCCTTCATCGGTGGTAGCTTGGCTTACATGGGGGCGCGCGCCGCTCAGGACACTGGCGCCAAGCTGCTGGGTTTCGGTGACGACCTGCAAATGGCGGCCGACGATGCCGCCAACCCCAAGTCGGCGGTAGTGGGCGACATCCTGAGTGCAGCGCCGTTCCTTGGTCCGGGTGCTGCACCCGCTGCCGTGCGGGCGGGCGGCGCACTGTTCGGGGCGGGCATGGAGGCGTTCAATCAGTGGAAGTCAGGCGAGGATTTCGACCCAGCACGACTTGCCATAGCGGGCGCTGGTGGCGCCTTCTTGACCACGCCAACCCGGGCTGGCGAGGCGCTGGGCACGCGAGCGGCGGCTGCTATCGGCCGACCTGAACTGTGGCACGGCACACCGGGATCGGACGCTGCCGCCGGCACCGCCAAGGAGCAGCCGCCGCCTGCAGGTGGAACGCCGGGAGAGGGTGGCGCCGCTGCAGCTACGCCAGAGACCACGGCCCCGGTCGGCGACAGAACCGGTCCGGAGGATCTTGGCAAGGAGGCGCCGCCTCCTGCCGAGCGACAGGGTGTGAACGTCGGCGAGACCGACCCGGCGCAGGACGCAGCGATCCGCGCCAAGATGGAGCCCGGGGGTGAGGCTGCAGCCCCGGCCACCAGCGCGAAGCTGGAAGCACAATTCCCTCGGGTGCCGGATGCCGAAGAGCAGGCGCGACCATTGCAACCGGAGGAACCGCAGCCAACGGCTCCCGCCGAGCCGACGCCAACCGCGGCCACCATCGATCGCGCGCTCGCCAATCGGATGCTCAACCAGCCGCGCGTGCTCAACACGGAAGCCGCCAAGCGCGGCATGACGCCAGAAGCGCTCAAGGCACAGGCGCAGGATGTTCTGAAATCCCCAATGGCTGCACCAGAACCGCCGCCAGCCCCTGTTGCAACACAAGAGCCTGCGCCGCCGGCCCAGCCGCCATCCGCCTCCGTGAAAATAGGCCGGGGGCCACGCGCTAAGGACGAGCAGCTCTACAGCCTGCTCGAGTATCTGGCGCACAATGGCGGTCTGCAAAAAGATATTCCGGAGCTGAAGGACATATTCGGGGGCAAAAACCGTCTGATCCCCGGATTTGGCAACTTGCTGCGTAAGGACGGCATGTCGCTCGATCAAGCGTGGCTCAAGGCTACACGCGAAGGCAGATACCTCAACGACGCCAGCGACTTCGAAGGCCGAGTGGCCAAGACGACCACCTCTGATCTGCTGGATTTGATCGACAAAGAAGCGCGTGGAACCAGGCAGTATCGGGTAGGCAGCGAAGGCACGACGACCGCAGGCGAGCGTGGGCGCGCAGCCGAGCTTAACCGCGTTGCGATCCAACGTGCCGTCGACGGTTTTTCTCATGATGCCGGACTTGGCGCGCTAGACCCAAAATTATATGATCGTACTGTCGAGATCATGGAGAAGGAGGGCGTTTCCAGCCCAGATATGGCTCTTGAACGAGCCATAATGGAGCATGCCAACCAGTATGAAAAAGACACCCAAGACCAGCACGTCACCGTTGGACACATTGAAGGGTGGGATGTTGATGACGCCGCGGCAGCACGCGGCGATGGCCGAGGTGTACGCGAAGCCGGGGCCGGACCTGAGCCCGCAGGACCTCCAGCGCCGCCAGATGCTGGCGAGGTACCACGCGGCGCTTTCGAAATGGGCGCTGAGGGAAAACCTCAAGGCGTTATCCCCGGGACCGAGCGCATCGGCGAAGGCGAGCTCGCCCAACGACGGGCCGACGAACGTCTGAGACCAACGGCCCCGCAACGGCCGGCGGACGAGGGACTCTTCAGCGACACGCATCTGCAGGAAAACCTGTTTACCGGCGGGCGCGACGAACTCATGCGGCAACGGCTCGATGCAGCCGAAGCCGCGCCCAGCCCAGCCGCGCACTTGCGCGAGACCGCGGCCATGTACCGAGAGCAAGGCCAGGAAGGGCGTGCCCGGCAGTTCGAACAGGCGGCCGACGCTTTCGAACGCAGTCAGCAGCAGCAGCAACAGCAGCAACAACGGCAACAGCCGCCGCGGCAACCGCCTGGCGGCCGGCCACCTGGGACGCCGCCCGAGCCGCCTCGCGTGCCCAAGGAGCAACTGATCGAACAAGGCAAGCTGGGCGATGAGAAGGCGTTCAATCTTGCCAACAAGGCCGACGACGAACTGAATAAATTATCCACGATCCCCGCTGCCGACATGCTGCGCTACAAGGGTCTGGGCGAGGAAGCCTCCAAGATGCACCCCGAGGTCAAAGGGAAGGGCGGCGAGACGATCTATAACGCCATCGTCAACGGCACCTACGACAAGCTCCCTGCCAACCTGCGCGCTGGCTTCGAGCATGCGACGGGCGACATAAGCAAGGAGAACGCCGCGTTGCGCAAGGAGCTTGTCGACCGTGGGCTCATAGACAATGAGGCGGACGATCCGCGCTACATGAAGCGCGTCATGAAGAGCGCCCCGGTCCGGGTCGACGACCCGATCACCGAGGGTCACATCGGCCGTCTGCCCGGCATGCACGATCCAAGCTCCACCAAGGAGCTGGCGTTTTACGGTGCCCAGGACAAGGACGGCAACCGGCTGGTGCTTGCCGGCAAGGGCGACAGGATTGCGGTTATGAAGAACCGCGAGCCGGAAGGGTTCATCACCAACCCTAAAGAAACATCGCCGCAGACCGGCGACAAGCTCACCTACAACGGCAAGGAATACACGGTCGATCGCGGCCGAGAGAACGAGATCGAGCAGCATGCCGTGCATGAGGGCGGCACCCCGGTCGAGTATCACAAGAACGCTTTCGTATCCAAGTTCGTCGAGAACCGCGAACTGAGGATGATGAAGGATTACAATGACTGGCTGGATCGGTTCAAGGACCCGGAGAAATCGCCGTTCAAGTCGTTGATGACGCGCGATGCCGATACCGCCAAGAAGCGCGGGTGGCCGCAAAGCGATGTGCCCGATCTCAAAGGGCTCTACATGCACCCTGACCTAGAGCAGGTCCTCCACAACAATTACAAGCCCGGCATGGGGCTGCCGGACATCAACTGGCTGCGGGTGGCCAACCAGCTGGGCATCCGATCGATCTTCTGGAATCCGGTGCCGCATGCCATGAACGCATTCATGCACTATTTGGTAGGACGCGGTACGGATTGGATCGACCCGCGCAAATACGGCACGCTCGCCAAGTCGGTCATCGAGGGATTCAAGTCCGCCTATACCCAGGACCAGCTGCTGCAGGACATCAATCGTGCCGGCGGATCGTTGATCCAGTCCAAGATCGATAGTCAGAACATAGTTCGCAATCTTGGCAAAGCGTTCGATGCCGACCTTCGGAACAATCCCGGCAAATGGGAGCAGTATGCGCGAACCTACGGACTTGGCCACGGTATCGACGCTGTCAAGCTGTGGTACGAGCATGCCGGTAAAGCCCTGTGGACTTTCAGCGATGCGCTCATGGCTTCCCGGATCAGGGAGCTGGAGATGAACGGCATGTCGCGCGAGGATGCGATTGCCAGCGCCCGTGTCCACATGCCGGACTATCGGCTGCCGATCAAGATTTTTGGCCGCCGTCAGATGGTTCGCTTCATGTCCGATCCGAATGTCTCGGTATTCGGCCGCTATCATATGGGCATGCTCAATTCGCTCAGCACCATGATGACCCACACACTCGGTCCGAACGCTACTATGGCCGAGCGCAAGGAAGCATTGGGCAACGTGTTCGCCTTGGCGGCGCTTGCGTTCGTGGTCAAACCGGCGCTGGACAAAGCCGTCCAGAGCATCACCGGCAACAAGGACGCCGAGGTGAAACCGCGCGGACCGTTGGCGCCGTTGACCGGTGCTTACGGTGTCGCGACGGGCAAGAAAGACCTTGGCATGGTGCTGAGCAACGTCTTTACGCTCTCGCCTGCTATCAATGCCATAAGAGCCGGGTTGTCCAACCGCGACTTTGCGGGGCGCCGGATCGTTGATCCGGGCTCGCCGTGGTACGATAAATTCGGGCAAGCTGCCGAATTCGCCACCGGGACGCTCGTGTCGCCGTACAGCACGTTTGGGCCCACGATTCAGCCAGGCTCTGCGCGCGGTTCAACTTTGCATGAATTTCTGTCGCAGATCACTGACACCAAGGTCCCGACGCAAAAAGAAGTTGCGGGACAGCGTTATGGGCAGAAGCTGAGCCTGAAAGAAGCCAAGACACGCGCCCAGCATCCGCGTGGGCTGATAGAATATGGGCTGGGGCAACTGACACGATGACACCCGCCAAGATGTCGCACAAGGACGCGAACTATCGCCCTGCCAAGCCGGGGGCGCCGCGCCGCTGCGCGACCTGTAGCATGTACCGGACCGGCACCTCGCCGAGCTGCACGCTGGTCGAGGGCCCAATCCGGGCACAGGACACTTGCACTTATTGGGAAGCAAAGAGGAGATAGAGCTATGGCGCCAATAGTCAGCGACCCCCAGCGCAAGGCCATGTTCGCGGCCGCCAAGGGCAAGAGCACGCTCGGTATCCCGCGATCGGTCGGGCGCGAGTTCACCAAAGGCACCGGCCCGATGCCCGCCAGCTATGCCACTGGGGGGCCGGTGATCCAGCAATCGCGCAGCCGCTTCTTCAAGGCGCCCGACCAATTCCGAGAAAACATCGAACGCCAAAGCTATCCTAAGTCTGGCAAAACTGGCGAGATGTCGAACACCACCAAGGATAAGTCATTGCCCGCGATTAAACCGCGCGCCTGAATCCAGTTCCGAGTGCCGACGGACGATGAATGGTTCCTGTCCCGAATCACATAGCCCGGGAAAGCCAATGACGGTCAAACTCTCTCGTTGGTTGACATCAGACCGATCTGCGGAGTGTGGCACTCGGAAGCGTTTCACGTGAAACTCAACAATCCTCTCCTTGCGCCACGTGGCGGCTTATTGCCTTCCCGGTCGCTACTGACATTCAATGATTTCAATGGCCCCGCGCTTTTGGGCGCTGAGCGGATATGCCTCCTAAGCCTTTGATTTCACAAGATCCTGGTAGTGTATGCTAGTCATCGATGTTCGCGTTGCGTTTACGGTGGTTTACGACGCATCCGTTCCCGCCTTGTTCCGGCTCGCGGCGCGGCCTTTCATGACCCTGGCGATCGCCTTGGTGTCGTCCCGCGAGTAGGCTTGGGTCTGGCTGACGTTGCTGTGGGTCGCGGTGCGCCTAACGTCATCCATGGCGGCAACGTCCGTCCCTTCCGTGATCGCGCCGGCCCGGCTGTCCATGTTCCAAACGTGGTTTGGGACTCCGGCCGCAGTCGCGACCTTGCGCCACTTCTCGCGGAAGTTCTTGGCTTGCCACGCCACCCCGGTTGCCTCGCAAATGATCAGCGGCCCCTTCTCGGGGAACTTGCCGGCCAGATCCAGTTCCGCCATGACCATCGGGGCCAGGCGCAGATCGACCTCGACCGGCTTCTGCCGTTTGCTGGTCATGTGGCGCAGGATCAAATTGGCGTCGATCTCTTCGCCCCGGAGACCCCGAAGCCACTTCCATTGACCGTCGTGGACATCCGACAGTTCCGGCTCGCCCATCGGGACCCATTCCCCGATCACATCCTTTTGCCGCAGGGTGCATTCGAACTGGAACGCCTGGGCCAGCGCGATCGAGTGGCGGCCGAGCTCGTGGGCCTTGGCGATGATGGCGAGTGCCTGGGTCGCCGTGATGTATTCCTTCCGGGGCTTGCCCATCTTGAAGCGCAGCAGTCCGGCATCCTCGCGCAACCGCCGGCATTCGGGATCTCCGCGCTTTCCGACCAAGGTGGAGCCGAACGCGAAGAGTGTGCGGAGCTGCCCGACCTTGCCATGGGCTGACGGGGTCCGGCCGTCCGAGGTCCACGCCCGCCACCAATCCTTGATCATGCGGGCGTCGATGTCAGAAAGCAGCGTGTCGCCGTAGTCCCTGGCGATCAGCTTGCACCGGCTGTCGTCGTTCATCCGGCTCGCGTAGCGAAGCTCCTGATACGAGGAATCCTTGTCGGTCTGGTAGAGCCGGATCAGGCTGCCCAGCGTGCCGTCGAAGGCGTCTGCGATCACCGGGATGCCGCCGCGGCCCCAGACCAGCATCTCGGCCTGGAGGCGGGTGCATTGGTCGGAGATCAGGGCGCAGTCCGTCTCGGAGGGCCATTCCCCGGCCCAGACGCGGGCGCGCTGGGGCAGGAACCCGCGCTTGATCAGATCGGTGCGGGCGTGCCATTCGGCCACCCAGCCGGATTTACGGGGTGCCCAAACGAGCCCCGGAGAGTCTGCGACTTTGGGTCTATCGCTCATCGGAAGCTCCGGTATCGGCGAGAAGCCGTTCGACGGTGGCGAGGCGCGTCGCAAGCTCTGCATTCTCAGCCTGTATCTTGTCGATCTCTTCGTGGAGCGCCTCAACCTCTCCGGCGGTGATGTTAACGCGCGCCATGTCGTTGATGGCGGCCTTCACCATTCGCAGGTCGCGACGCAAGTCGTGGGTTGACTCAGCTATCAGCGGAATACCGCTGACTTTTATCTCGATTATCTTAAGTTGCTCGCGTACGGGCGCGAGCTCGGCCTGCAGCCCGTCTATGGCCCGCAGGATGGTGCGAAAATCGTCATCGCTCATGGGTGGCCTCGATGTCCTTTGGCGTGATCAGTCATGGGAAAGCTTCCGATAATAGGGGGTCACCGAGAACCCGGCGCCGCGAAGAATGGCCGGACCGGGGCGGCGCCTGCCGAGCAGAAAGTCAGAGAGGTAGGCGGCCGATATCCCGGCCTTTTCAGCCCACGCCTTTTGGGAGCTATGGCCGATCTGCTTCTTTACGACCGCAACAATTTCTTCATCGGATATATAAATTGCCATGCCGCCGAATATAATCAGCGCATACGCTTACGTCAAGCCGATTTGCGCTCATGGGGGATAAGTCCGCTCGTCTTGTCGAACCAAGCCACGCAGGCCGGCCAATATCTCCGGTCCCCGAATAGCTTTTGCTTCTGGGGAAAACCGCTGGCCCGGTTCGCGTCGAGCGCCCGGATGGCCTCCCGCGCGATCTTCTCAGGCACGCCCATGCGCCGGATCAGCTCCGCGTCCGTGACGTACAGGGTATCGCGCTCGCCGGTCTCGTCCGTCATCCGGTTAGCTCATCTGTCATGTTGCACACCGGGCGGCGGATGCCCGCACCAAGCGGTCAACAGCGGCCGGAACTTCCGGGCCGTTTGGAACAATCTCAATGGCGATATCTTGCTCCTCGCCATCGATCTCTTTGACCGCCGTCAGGCTCGCCTCCTCGGTAGTTAGGTGCTCGCATTCATAACGGCCGCCGCTTTCGATGAATTGACGCGCCAAGGCTTCGATGTCGGACGGGCGATCAATTTCCACATCCCGCGGCCGGCCATCGGGGCGTAGGTACTGCGTGAAAGGTATTGTCATTCCTTCATCCCCTCTGGTGCCGGTGTAACGGATCACCGCTTGCCATCGACCAAAGACGGGTAGCGGGAATTAAGCTTGCTGAGTTCGTCGCTAAAGAATTGGCCCTCGGTCTTGTGCTTCAGTTCATCTCGATAGGCCTGGCCGGTCGCGTCGTCGTCCCTGTCGTTGTAGACGCCGGGAGGTGGCCCCGGCTGCCGGGGATCGTCGGCCGTCCGCCTTTCGAGAATGGTGTAACCCTCCAGAATCTTCTCGGTAGCGGCCTTGCGGCTGGCGATACCGTCGTCGATCCGGCGGGCCTCGTCGTTGGCCTGGCCCAGGACGATGTCGGCCACCGACTTGGCTCGGTCGAGCTCGGCCTGCGCCTTGGTCAACTGATCCTGCGCGGCCTGCACGATGGCCTTGGCCAGATCCTCGCCCAGCTTCACGATGTCGTCTGAGTTCATGCCTCTTCTCCGTCGAGGTTCCACGTTCTGAGTTTCAGTTCCAAGCGCCGCTGCTTTAGGGCGTCGGCGATCTCGATCTGATCGACGGCGAATACGGTGACCAGCATCGCGGCGAGGTCCATGACGTCCATCTCGTCGCGCAGGCGCTCGATGCGCCGCAGTGGCACGGTGGCAGCGATCTCGTCGGCGGATATTTGGGTACGGCTCATGGCGTTAATTTTCTTCTGGCGGCATCAGCAGCACGACTGCCATGACCCCGAACAGGAAGCTGGCGGCGGTCTGCAGGGCTGGAAACCAGCCGCCAGTGATCCAGGACCAGCCGGTTACGGCAACGGCCGTCACGGCGATGACCGGGTCCATACGGCGGAACGGGCCATAGAGCGTCTGGCTGCCCCAGTCCTGAATGTGGTCCACCAGGCGCACGAGCCCGAGCGGTATCGGGATTTGCATGGTCATTTTCCTCCACGTTCGCTGCTCTTGACCTGGATACGCTTCTTACGACCGTTCTTGAGGCGGATGACTCGCCAATGGGCGGCCACCTTGTGGCGTCGTTTTCGGTTGGGTCTATGCCTAGTCACAAAGTGGCCCGCCGGGCGGGATGCCGATGGATGGCGGTATCATCCCGGCGGGCCTGTACGCTGACGGAGCGGGAAGCAACGTCAGCCTACTCTTGCACTACGCAACGCCACACTGTTTGCGGAGGCTGCGCACCAAGCCACCCAAACCAAGCAATCCGGCCGCAAAGAAGCCAAGAGCGCCAGGCAGCGGGGTGGCCGCCAAGGTGGCGTCGAAGTTGGTCAGCAGCACGTTGGCGTTGCAGCCGGAACCGCAAGCGCCAACGCCGGAACCGAAGTAGAAAAAGTTGTAGTTGTCCCAACCACCGGCGAGGGTGTGGAAGCCCTCGTCGCCGGTGCCGCTGCTCTGGGCGAGTAGCGTGAACTGGAACGGATGGGCGTCGTTCGAACCGAACACTTTCCAGCCCTCGCCCTGGGTGGTCGAGCCCATCTGGAAGGTGAAGGAGTTGATGTCCAAGAGGCCCAATAGGCCGTCCAGGTTCAACTGGACGAAGTTGCCCCCGGTGATTTCGTGATCGCCGGATGCGTCATTGTTGAGGCCGAGACCGTTCTCGTCACCGCCTCCGTTCTTGCCGAACAGGGCGGTGCCAGCATCACTGGCCGTGAAGCCACGAGCACTGAGGCCAAACCCGCCGGCCGTGAAGGTCTGCGTGTTGGGCAGCACGCCGAGATGGTCCTGGAAGTTCCAGTCGAGGATGGTGGCCGAAGCCGGTAGAGTGAGCGCCGCCAGGATGGCGGTCGTAGCTAGAAGCTTCTTCATTTCTGTTACCTCATGTGAAAGTGTTTGATTCCCAGATCAGCTTTTGTTGATTGCATCGCCCTCCTTTACTCCATCCATCCCATGCCGAGCGGCCACGTAATCGATGTAGCCGCCGCCAGCAATCCATTCACCGCACAGGCACCATTTGCCGTACCTGATGCAGCGGATGTCCAATCCGTAGAAATCGCGGAGCTGAAACAAGGCGTTCTTGTTCTTGCCTAGAATGACCATGGGTATGACGACGCCTGGCGTGGACTGGAACAGGTCCCATATCTTGCGCAGATGGGTGCCCTCACGCGGAATGCGATTCGTATGCCCCATGCCGTTGCCCTTCATCCGCGCCGCCGAGATCGTCCTCATCGATTACATCTCCAGTACCGCCATCCGTTCTCGCGCGTGTACCAAGTCCGCCCGCGCGCCCCGCAGACCGGATCGGCGTGTGGCTTGGGCGGCGGCGCCTCAGCAACCACGGCCGGCGGCTCGATCAGCTCGGCGACCGGAGGCGGCGGGGGCACCGGCTTCGGCGGAGGCGGTGGCGGCTTCGGGACCGATAGCCGATCCGCCTTCGCCGGCGGCGGCTCGACGAGCAACGACACCGACGCCGGCTTGGCAGCGGATGGCTTTGCCGCATATCCGCGCAGCGACACCGTCACCAACAACACCGCGATGGCGGCGACCGTCACGGAATAGATCGCCCTCATAGCGGCAACCTCGCCGCAGTCGAATAGTCATCCGCTATCTCATCCATCATGGCGATCTCGTGATCGGCCTGCTCCTGCGTCATACGGCCCTTGGCGACGGCGTTGCCGTATACCCTTCGCCGCCAGGCCGCCTCGCGCAGCGCGCACTTGGCCTTTTCCTCGTCGGTGAAACGCGGTTCATCGTCAGCATCAGATTTTTTCCGCGGCATGGGCTCACCCTGTGGCTCTGGCTCGGTCGTCTTCCAATGATCGTAGTTCGTCATGCGTAGATCGAGCTGGTTCGTGTCCATTCCGGCTTTCGCAAATGCGTCCTTGAACGCAGTCATTTCGATTCCTCCGGGAACGTCGGCATTGGCGCGCCGTCGAAACCGGCTTCCCAAGCGCTTGCCTCGCGCGAATGCCCCGGGTCGCGGTATTCGGGCGGCATGCCTTTGCGCGGGCGGGCGAGCTCGCGCCAGGTCACGCCGCGCTTATAGGCAACCTCGACAACGTCACCGCGGGAGGTCGGCGCAGGGCGAGGTGGATTGGGTGTGGCCTCGCCCTGCGCCTCGCCGGCCGCCTCCGGTCCTGACTCCGCGGGCGGCGGCGTCTCGGGCTCGCCGGTCCCGGCAAAATGATCAAGCACGTTGCCGAAGGCCGCGCCGCGTTGATCGCTGATCGTCTCGACGGGTTCAACGCCGAGCGATTCCGCCTCGTCGCGCTGCAAGAACACGTCGATGTCGCTCGATTGCGGCAGCAACTTCGAGAGCACGCGCAGCGCCGTCTTCTTCATCATCTCATCTGGCCACTGTTTCCAGGGCGCGTCGTCTCTCGCAGCGCGGCTCATGTTGCGGCGCTTGTTGATGTCGGCCAGCGACAGGTCGGCAATGAAAACCCCGCCGTCCTTGGTGGTTGCCAGCGAATAGACGCGCCGCACCTTGCGATCTGGATTGTCGTTGCTCGGCACGTGCTTAAAGTGCTCGCCGTTTTCATCGATCCAGTGTTCGAACACTTCACCGTCATAGACGACGCCGGCGGTGATCCATTTGAATTGCCCGCTGTTGCGGAACTTGCGCAGCAATCCCTGATACATGGGAAGGTATTGGGCCTTCTGCTTGTAGGCGACGATCGCCGCGTCCTTGCCGTCCGGCAACAGCCCATCCTGCGCCGCGCGCATACAGGCGAGCCACAACGAGCGCCGTTCGCATGCGAGCAAGTCGGGGTTGAGCTGCACCGCGGTCATCACCGACGAGATGAACCGCTCGGGCTTCATATGCGGCGGCAACGCCGTGCGCAGGGAATCGACGCGCTCCTGCAGATAGGTATTGAGCACGACCAGCGGATGGTTCTGTTTTGTCGCGGCTTCGGCCATCAGCGTTGTCCTTTGTGGTGAATGCGGAGCGTGCGAACGTCTTTGGCCGGCACGACAAACTCTTTGCGATGCTGGCTTTTCCAACTGATGCCCCATTCGGGCAGGCCGACGACACTCTCGGCGTCTCGCATTTTGAATTTCAGCATCGTTTCGATCTCGTCTTTGCGGGCCTCGAAGCCTTTGATCCCCGTCATGATTTCCTCCCGCTGCTCGAGCAGCGCGGGCAGTTCGTTGTCGCCGCTCAGGTCGACCGTCGTGCCGACAACCTCGTGCGGCGCGATCACCTTGAGCAATTCGGCATCCTTGCCGTAATCGGGATCTGGCTCCCGGCCGGCGGCAACGTCTTCCCAGAATTGGGCGACCGCCGCTTTGATGCGCTGCTCGGCGGCAGGGTGGCGCGGCACCTCGACGATGGCCAATGCGAGATCGAAGGCATCGACCCGCAGGACGGCGACGGCTCCGAAGGCGGCCTCGGTCAGCATCGCTTCGGTGAGCACTTGCAGTTGAACCCAAAACGGCACCGTGGCGCCGCCTTCCCAGTCGCGCTCAAAGATGTGTGGCGCGGCGGTCTTGGTTTGCAAAACGCCGAGGCCGCGCGGATCGCCGTGAATGAAGAAATCGGGAGTGGCGCCGAGCCGCAAGTCGGGGTCGCGATAGTAAGAATCGCATTTCTCGATCTGCCATTCCGCCCGCTCCTCGCTCACCGCCAGCGCGACAGCCGGTTCCATCAAACGACCACGCCGCAAGACGCGATCGTCGGCCTGGTCGAATTCGACCCCCGAGTGAGCGAGATACAGTTTGAGTGCAGATGTGTACGGGTGAGCGCCGAAAAGGGCCGCAACGACGCTGGCGGTCACGTCGGGCTTGCGCAGATTCAGCCATTGATCGCGGCCCGTGATCTCGATGCGCTCGATCTTCATAGATCACCACTGCCCTTCGACGTGCGGATACATCGGCCACTTGCATTCGCCGTTCGGGCTCTTCTCCATGAGATGAGAGAACCAAAGGATGAGCGAGAAGATTTTGGCCATCGGGTTGTTACGGTCGGTGCGCTGGAGATACTCTCCGAGATAGCGCAGCGAGTTCCGAATCCGGAGCGCATGTGATCCGGTGTCTTCCTTCGCCATCTGGTTCCATGATTCGTAATCACGGAAGGTCCATATCGCGGCGCGCACTTGGTCGTAGGTGTATTCACCCTGATTGATGCCAAGCCTGGGCCAGACGGTCTGCCCGAACATCATCAACTCTTGCTCCGTTACCGGAAGAGACTTTACTGCGACGGAACGCTTTTCGGCGATAACGGCCTGTTGTTGCTGGGTGCTGCGACCCCTCTCGTACTCATTGAGAATTTCGCGCATGCGTTCGGGCGCGGCCAGCAGGTTGTCTCGGCAAGCAATCATTGCCGGCAACATGATGTCTCGGACGTGCTCACGCGTCTTCGTGTCAGTCAGGTCGAATTTTCCGCAATAGCGACCGCTGCCCAAGGGGAACAGGAATCGCAGATTTGGTTCAGTTATTTTTGTATGCGTCGGTTGCAACATGCCGGCGTCGAGCGCCGTCAGAATAAGTTGCCAAATTGGAGCAAAGGCGCGTTTGCCTTTGAGCGCGTTTAGCGTGCCGCGGGTATTCGCCTGCGAGAAGATTGCATAAACCTCCTTAACGCGAGGCACGTCATGCAGTGGGCTCCGGTGGCTGACCTCGACGCGAGCTATACCTAACTCTGGTGTCTCGGCGTGCAGGGGCGATTGCGGTTTCTCCGTCGAATCGATGGCAATTTCCGGCTGTTCGACAATGCTGGTAACCGCAGCGGTCGAGTTCCCGAGTCGGGAAGTCGATTGCAGTTCAGTAATGGCATCCCAGATCGCTCTGGGAGATATTAAATTGGTAGTTCTTACGAACTTGCTAGCGAATTCATCTTGCTCACCGATCTTGATCAGCGCGGCGCGATCCGTGTCGCCGATCTCTCGATAGCTCGACGTGTGCAGCCAGTCACCGAAGTCCTGTGTCGCAGGATATTTGCGCTTGGCCGCAAGCAACCCTCGCGCCATCGGCATGATGCGGGCCCGGGCGTTCTTGAGGTCTTTGTTGTAGAGATCAACGGCAGCCTCGCCATCGCGGATCAAGCGCTCGTCATCAAGAATGGTTACTGCGGCTTCAGTCATAATTCACCATTTCCGAAAAGGCCGGGGCATTTGCGCCCCGGCAAATTGCACCTACTCCGCCGCCTCCGACACCGGGGTCTCGCCCGGATAATCGACCTTCGGCAGCTCGGACTTGATCGCGCTCATCATTTTGGCCTTGGTGGTGGCGCGCACACCTTGCGTCGTAAGACGCAGGGCATGAACCACCAGCCCGACCTCCTTGATGGTTGAGAGTTTGTCCTGGGCGTTCGACTTGGCGCGGGCCTTCTCGATGATCTGGCCGGCCAGGAAGAAAGGCTCGGACTCGCCGGCGCTGGACTGGCCGGTCTGGAACAGTGCGAGTTTTTCACGCACCCGCTGTTCCGGCCAACCATGCGTCAAGCCGAGATATCCCACCGTCGCCGCGATCGTGGTCTTGAGCACCGGGTTGACGAGGTTCTGCTCGCTGGCCTCCGCGATCGAGATTGCAATTTCCAGCACGCCATTATTGCTCTGGATCGAGTCTGCAATTTCGACCTCCGAACGCAGGGCGGCAGTCTCGTTGCCGAGCTTGACCAGATAGCTCGCCGCAGTCTTGATGACGGTCTGCTTGAGCTTGGTTTCGCGGATGCCGTCCATCTTCAGGGCGGATGCCGCATCACGCCGTCGACCTGCGTCGACAGTGGTGATCGAGTTGCGGTCCATGCCGAAGACGATAACCGTCGTCCACGTCATGCCCGAAAGGGCACAGGCAGCAAAGCGATGCTGTGCGTCAGCGAGTTTGCCGTCCCGGTAGAATCCCGGAACTTCGTTATTCTTGCGCCAGATTTGCATACGCTGGCGGCGGGCAAGCTCCAGGGACCATGCCGGATCCCAGTCCCGGTTATGAGGATTGTGCTCGATAAAGATCACGGCTCCGACGCCGGGCGTGATATCATAGAGCTTGGAGCCATAGCCGTATTCACCAACGGCAGCATCGGCGAGGATGGCGTTCACCGTGGATCGGTCGTTCAAGGTCGCGGCGGCTGCAACCGCCGCGATCTTGGTCCGAACCTCGTCGATGCGGTTGCGGCGGGCAACCGAGATGGGTGCGGCTTCAGCGCTTGTCGTTTCAATCGTCGTCATGCAGTGCGGCCCTCCTTGGCCGCTTTCAAAAGCCGGATCAGCGTCCGGTGCGCGTTACGGGCATGTCGCCCCGTCTGCCCCGCACGCGGGACAGGCGGCGCGGCATTCAGCTGTTTTCGGAATGAAGGAAAGTGCGCATGGGCACGGCGTGCTCCCGGTTGTTCGGGGATCCCCGTGTGGCAGGGGAGCACTGCTCGCGGTTGAGGCGCACGTGATGTTGCCGGTGGTGGCTGCGGCACAACCATCTGACTTCAAGCGGGCGGGAATAATCATCGTGATGAGCGTCTGCCTTTCGGCGCCCACATCCGCAGACTTCGCAAGGCTGGCGGACGAGAAGGCCAGACGCGATTGCGCATCCTGTGAGCACAGAAGCCCGACGGCGCTCCTCGCTATACAGTGCTCTCGCACGCTTGGAAGATTCAGCCTCGTGCGCTCTGTAGCAGCGGCCGGGGCAGATCTTGGCGCGGCGAGTGCGAGCCTCGAACGGCTTGCCGCAGCGCTGACAGGTCAGGATCGGCATTGGCACTGTATCCCCGTTGTTCGGGGATCACATTACCAAATCGGTAATTGCCGTCAACTGTTATCTTACCAATGCGGTAAAGATTATTTTTCAGGCGTAGTCTCTTCCTCAAGAAACAATCGAATCATTCGCATAGCCTTGTCTGCCGGATGCATCCATAGGCATCCTGGCCATATTCCTAACGCCTTAGCGACCTGGGCTTGTTTCAATGGATTGAGGCGGGTCGGTGATTCCTGCCATCGCCACACAGTTGTGTATGAAACCCCGAGCCGCCTAGCCAATTCATTGCCGTCGACGTCTAGTTCTTTCATCCACTCGGCCAGAAATAGTGGGCCCGTAGAGCGAGCTGCCGATTGGGTTTTTCGTTTCTTTGCCATGCCGGCAATTATGCCTCCCACGACCATCGCCGGCTTTCACCAACTCGGTAAGAAAACGCTTGACGGCCAATTACCAACTCGGTAATTTTGTGTCGATGAAACAAGTACATCCCCTTCGGGCTTACCGGGAACGGCAAGACCCTCCGCTGAATCGCCGTCAGCTTGCGGACTTGTTGGGCGTATCGACTGCATCCGTATCCAGATGGGAAGCAGGCGAGCGGAAGCCGGACGAGGAAGTTCTGCTGCGAATTGTGAAAAAGACAGGCATTCCGGCGAGCGTGCTTCGACCGGATTTGGCTGAATTGCTGCGCATCCCTGCAGCGATCAACTGAGCCGACAAACTCTTAGACAAGAGGCACTGATTTTCCATGTGCCGAGCATTGCAGCGCGACCTTGGGAGCGGTTGCCCAAAATCGTTGGGCGATCCCATTTTGCTTGGGAGGCTCAATTGACGGACGTTTCCGCATCTCTGCGCGAGTTATCGGGGCCATGGGAACGTGGCGACAAGATCAAGGCTGCCATCGCCAGAGCCGCCCGCGCCGCCGGCCTCTCGTACTGGCGCGCGTTCGACATCTGGTACGGCAAGGCCCGCCGGATCGAGCCAGCCGAAGCCGCCCGCATCGCAGCCGCGCTCCAGCGCAAATCCGATGAGCACGCCCGCAATGAACTTCATGAACTCCGCACGCGGCTCCTCCGGCTCGAGTCCCTACTCATTCAGACGGACCCGGACTTTCATCGCCCGACTATTGATCAAACTCGGGAGGCGCTGCGCGACATGGGCCGTAGTGATCGCCCCCTGGCTCGGAAACGATGACAGCCTGCATCGACGATGAGGACGCGCCATGGAAATGCGCTGCCCGCGGTGCCGCCAACCGATCCGCCGTGAGCGGTTCGGCGTCTATCTGCCTGAGCTCAAGGGCCGCATCGTCGACGCGATTGCGGCGGCCGGCGACATCGGGATCGGCGTCGACGACCTGATCGCGACCGTCTGGGGCACCGGCGGCAGCAACCGCAACACCGTCAAGTCGCATATCCAGCAACTGAACGAACTGCTCGCCGACAGCGGCGTGCGAATCCGCCGTGAGGGCTGCCGGTACCAGCCGGGGCATTACTGCATCACGCGTAGCAAGAGGGCAGCGGCATGACCGACGCCAGGGCTGCCCGCCAGTTGCATCTGTTCAAAGGCAAGCGTCAGCGCGGCCAGCGCGTCGACGTTGGCCCGTCTGAATTTCAATTGCATTGCCAGGTGGCGGACACGCTGGAGCGTTGGCGATCGGCGAACTGGGTGTCGACGCATTTTCCAGCGGGTGAGGAACGGCCTGCGGCGGCGGGCGGGAGGCTCAAGCGGATGGGGCTGCGGGCCGGCATTCCCGATTTCCTGCTGTTCCCGCCGCAGGATTGGCCTGAGTTGCGGACGCATTTCCTCGAGCTGAAACGGCGTGGTGGCCGCTTGTCGGACGCGCAGGTCGAGTTCGAGTTTTGGGCGCGTGCCAACCACTATCCGTTTCAAATTGCCGACACCTACGAGCTTGCGCTTGCGACACTGCAGCAATGGGGCGCGGTTAGAACGGGGATTAAAGCACAATGACGAAAGCCACTGGTCGGATGGCTCCAGAAGCCACCCAGGACGGCAACGGCGCCAAGGAAGCCTTGCATCGCTATTTTGCCTCGCATTTTGACACGGCCGAAGACACCGATGATGCTGTGACGCACCTGTTGGCGTGGTTGTGGGACCAGGGTTTTGTTGTTGTTCCATTGTCCGATGAGCGAGCTTTGGAAACGTTGAAAAAGCTGTTTCGCGCCGGGAGGGACTTAATATGAAGCACGTTGTTCCATTGTCGGACGAGGTGGAGGGCGCGTGACCGACGACCTCGAGCTGGAGCAAGCCAAGGCAAAGGCGCTGGCCTATTGGCGCCGCGCCCAAGCCCGCCTCGGGTGGATATTCGACCACGACTACCCGGAGCCGAGCGACACGATGAAGCCGTTCGTCTACGCGCTGATGACGCGCGCCGTCGATGAGGACGACGAGCGAGCTGTGGATGCGTTGAAAAAGCTGTTCCCGCCGAGAGGGACTTGAGCCCCGGAGCAGAAAGAGGAGGAGCAACCAGTGTCGAAGAGACCCAATCTCGAGAAACCGACCCGGAAGGATGTGGGGACAAGTCCCGCGGCGAGCGCGGTCAATGAGGCGGTCCACATCGCCTTCGATCAAAGGGCCACGCCCGACGCCATCGACATCATTGCGGACCAGAGCGGCGAGGAACTGCGGTCGCTTGGGGAGAAGCTGCGGGTGCAGCGTGGCATCCTGACCGAGCGGCGGGCGCAGGTGCAGCACGTCGTCAACGCGCTCGATGCGCAGATCGAGGTTCTGGATCGCGCGGTTGCCCTGATCGAGGCCAACTGACCGTGGTCCGTTCGCTTGGTGACCGGCCATAGCCTGATCAACGCCGCGCTCGACGGCGACGCCTGATTTTTTTTATCGGAAATGCAATGTCGGATACCACTCTTATTGCACCGATCCTGGTCCTGCGCGCGCGCGCCGAGGCGCGGGCCTTGCTCTACGGCTGCAATGAATTCGACTACGGCGCGGCGACCGATCCGCTGCTGCACTACGCCTGGCGGGCCGGGCTCATCGACCTACTGGGCATCTCGGCCTGCGAGGCCATCATCTGCAATCCGTTCGCCAGGTATTTCACCGCATGACCATCGAGGACCGCTTCCGGGAGGGTTTGGCGAACTGGCGGGCGGTGCTGGCCAGCCTGGGCGAGGGCGACCTCGAGGCCCGCACCACGGCCTTCGACGAGGCCGCCAAGGACGCCGCCGGCTACGTCGCGGGCGGCCTCCCCATGGCCACGGCAATCGATGCCCTCTACGAGATGGCGCAGGCCCACGGGCTGGTCGCGGCGTTGGGCGAGGACGGGCTGCAGACCCGCATCGCAGCCGCCTTCGCCGGGGTCCAGCGGCCGCCCCCACCAGGCAGCAACGGACCCGCCAAGGGGGGCCACAAACCCTCCGGCCCCAAGACCGCGCCCGCCACCGCGCCCCGCAAAGTCCTCAGCCAGGCCGAATTCATCCTGGGCTTCATCCCGCCCGACTACCTGGTCGAAGGCATCCTGCAGCGCCGCTTCATCTACGCCCTGACCGGCCAGACCGGCCACGCCAAGACCGCCGTCGCCCTCCACCTCGCCGAGCGCGTCGCCTGCCTCGACCGCAACGCCATGTTCGGTTCCCACCGTCTCGAAAAAGGCCGCGTGCTCTACTTCGTCGGCGAAAACCCCGACGATATCCGCATGCGCGTCATCGGCGCCAACAGCTTCCGAAACGACAACCCCGACAAGGACACCATCTACTTCCTCCCCGGCGTCTTCGACATCGAGCAGATGTGGCCCACAATCGAGGCCGACGGCAAGGTCGTGGGCGAATTCAGCCTCATCATCGTCGATACCAGCGCGGCGTATTTTTTGGGCAATGAGGAACTCAGTAATACCCAGATGGGCGCCTACGCCAGGACGCTCCGAAGGCTCACAACGTTGCCGGGCCAACCCTGCGTCCTCGTGCTGTGCCACCCCATCAAATACGTCACCGACCCTTCCCAACTCCTCCCCCGCGGCGGCGGCGCATACCTCGCCGAAATGGACGGCAACCTCACCCTCGCCAGAACCACCGACGACATCGTCGAACTCCACTACAACAAAATCCGCGGCCCCGGCTTCCAGGCCATGTCCTTCAAGCTCGAGCCCATCAAGTCACCAGCCCTCGTCGACCAAAAAGGCCGCCAAATCACCACCGTGCGCGCCGTCCCCATCTCCCAACGCGAGGAAGAACAGCACTCCGACAAGGCCGAGGAGGACGAAGACCGCGTCCTCACCGCCATGCTCAACATGCCCGCCGACCACGGTGGCTCCTTCGCCAACTGGGCAAGCGATCTCGGCTGGGTCTCCGAAAGCGGCGAAGCCTACAAGAAAAAGGTCGAGCGTCTCGTCGCCGACCTCGAAAAGAAGAAGCCTAAATTAACAACCAAGCTCCGTAATAAGTGGCACCTCACCGACGAAGGCAAAGACGCCGCCCGCCAAGCCGTCCTCCGCTTCAACCGGCAGCAGAATACCGGTGGCCAAAAGAACTTGTTCTAAGGCCCGGATCGCCCTAGATTTCGGGGTGGAGGGGCGAGCCCTAACCCGCCCCCCCGGCTTCGCGTCAGAACCACCGCACTTTGATGGTCAGTCGTGCGCGGTGCTTTCTGATGGTTATAGAAATCGCGATCCATACCATCGCGGTTTCTCCCCATTCGGCGGACACGGCACGGCCGCTTTCGCGCCGGGAGATGCCTAACCTCCCGGCAGCGCCGGCGCCTCGCCTCGGGCCCGCCAAACCCTCAAAATCAACCTCCTTCTTGGCTGTCACAAATCGGGACAGGTTGTGTCCCGATACCAAGCAAACTTTTCAGGTTTTTTACGTTTTTTTTATATCGGGACAGCCGTTTTGTCCCGATTGTCCCAAAATAAACTAACCATCACAAACACAACAAAAAAAGCCGGGACAACTTCTGTCCCGACGCCCACGCCGGAATCCATACCCGGCAGGGGAGCGGTTTCGGGACGGGACAAGGTCTAGTCCTATATAGGGGAAACCCAAAATCGAAATTCTAAAACCAACAAGGCGAACCATGGTCGAATTCTATACTAACGGTTGTAATGGGAAAACAGCGGACAGATATGCGGGGGGCACTGAGATAGAAGATCGATGGGGGTGGCCTGGCCAGCGTCCCCCCCGGGGGGGGCCTGGGGTGGGGTGGGGTGGGGTGGCGTCATGGCAAGGCTAGAGGAAAGCTGCAGCTCGCAGCTCGCGGAAATCGATGGGATGGCTTGCGGGGCGCGTTCTTGCGGTATGACCTAGGGTAGGGTAGCGGCCGGTCCATTCAAACGCACCCTTGGCCTTCCTAGGGCGTCCTGCGGCCATCCTATTGGCGACCGCACCACATCCATTGCTCCGTCTGCGAGGCCATTTCCGCAGCTTCGCAACCTACCTGACTACCTCAATTCAATAAAATCAGAGGCTTAGCAGTTCACGGCCCACTCGCGTGCTGTGGGCACCGGCAAAACAGGGCTCCAATTCCAATAGTGTCCTGCCGGCTGTGCCGTTTTGGAAACGCTCCATCGTGGCACTAAATAGGCCGTATGGCACTAAAACTGCCAGATGCTATGAACTTTTCCCGGCTCGGCGAGCGACTCTGCTAACTTTAATCTGGCTTGAATTGAGGTTGTCTCCCCCAGCAACAATCTTTCCTGCTCTTGTTTGCTTGGTGCGGAAATGTGCGGATTTGTGCCAATCTTTACGGTTGTGCATTTGTATTTGTTTGATAGATTGTTGATTGCAAGCCGGGTTGGCGCCTGGCAACAAACGAGGACCAAACAAATGACAGAGAGCATCCAGATACAGATCAAGTCGGTGTACGGGACGGAGACGGCTTATCCCGTTTGCGCCAAGGCAAAAGCTTTTGCCGCCATCGCGGGAACCAAGACGATCACACGCCACACTCTGCTGCAGGTGATGGCGATTGGGTTCTCGATTGAGGTCCTGGATCGTTACGGCCGTTGCGGGATGATCTTTGATCCGGCTGGGACCAATCAAACGCGTGGTTCGCAGCTCATTCATTGCTTGGCGTGAAGGAACGAACAAATGACCGAGGACCAGATTGAGCGGCAAGTTGAGCGTGCGATGGATAGGCTGGACGCGCGGCTTATGTCCGGCCGATTGTCGCAGGCTGAATATGATCGCGAAGTGATCATTCTCGACAAATGGGCGTCGCAGCAACACAGCGTCTATACGCGTGCGATTGATTATCGCGCGTGACAGGTCGAAACGGGGCTTTGCCCCGTCTGGCGGTGATGCCGCCACTGACGAGACCAGACACAACAACCCGGGCGCTTTGGCGAGTGTCCGACAACACAGCGAGGACGAAATGAAAGCGATTTGCCAGATCAAATGGATTGATGCGCAAGGCAATCCGACACCAGACGCCAATGAAGCGACTTGCATCATTCGCACTAAAGCTCGAGTTGAGCAGCTCCATGGCCGCGCGATTGAGTTTAACGAGTCGCCATGGTTTTGGTGCTGCGCCGATCATGCGCGACGGCTGAATGATGCTGGAATGCATATCTGGGAATGCAAGGAACTAGTGAGCTGAATTGCAGCCCATGGGCATCCTTTGCGGTGCCCATGATCGGCGATCCAGCCGGCCTCCTTGGCGGGAGGCAACACAGCGAGGACAATCAAAATGAAACGCGACCTCTATTCGGAAGTCTCTGCACGCATAGTCCAAGAGTTGGAGCGTGGCGCGGCGCCTTGGATCAAGCCGTGGTCGGCGACGGCAGGCCATAACGTACCGTGCAACGCCACAACAAACCGCCCCTATAGCGGCTGCAACGTCATCCTGCTTTGGCTGGCGGCCAATCGTGGCTATGCGAGCCCGCGCTACCTGACATTCAAACAAGCACTGGACGCTGGCGGCAACGTGCGCAAGGGCGAGCATGGCACGAAAGTCTATTTCGTCAAGCAATTGGCGGTAACGGACAAGACTGCACCGACACCAGCCGAAGGCAATGGCGAGCCTGCGGGCCCGCGCCTTATCCCGATGATGCGAGAATATACGGTCTTCAACGTCGCGCAATGCGAGAATCTTCCGGACAAGATCATTGCACCGGCGACGGGCAAGCCGCCGCGCAACCGCGACGAACGGGACGCGACGATCGACGAGTTCATGGCATGTACGCAGGCCGATATCCGGGAAGGTGCTGGCGAAGCTTTCTTCTCGCCGTCAACGGACTACATATCACTGCCGGCATTCGGTGCCTTCAAGGACGCGCATAACTTCTATTCGACGGCGTTCCATGAGCTTGGCCATTGGACCGGGCACAAGTCCCGGCTTGATCGCCAATCGGCATGGGGTAAGCGCTTTGGTGACCAGGCCTATGCGGCGGAAGAACTGGTGGCGGAACTCTGCGCGGCTTTCCTCTGCGCTGAATTCGATCTCGACGGCGATCTACGCCATGCCGGCTATATCGCGCACTGGATCGCGCTCCTGAAGTCCGACAGCCGCGCGTTTTTTACCGCGTGCAGCAAGGCACAAGCAGCGGCGGATCATCTGCGCGGCCTGGCGCTTGCCGGCAATGCCCCGGTATCGCTTGCGGCCTGACGCCCTCGTGTGCGGAAATGTGCGGATATTTGCTGATCTTTCCGGTATCCGCGCATTCCGTTCTCTGCAACTATCAACCCATGCCCGATGGCCGGGCAGCAAACAGTGAGGACCAAGACAATGCCTAGCAAATCTGAATTGAAGCACATAGACCGCGCGCACGACAAAGTAACCAAGCTCGATCGAATCATCGCCCTGGCGCAGCAGGACGCGGACCGCACCGGCAATACGCTACTGATATTCAATCTCAATCCCTGCTCGCCACTCTATGTCATCCGCAATTTCACGGTTGCCGGCGCCAACAGCCGCGAGCTTGTGCGCATCGTGACGCCGGGAGGTGTGGCATGATGTGGGATGTATCGACACCGCCGCCGCCGTCCCCGTTTATCGTGCTGGGGCGCCACGGCCAAAAGCTCAAGGTCCGCATTTTCGGTCTCACAAAGATTGTGGACCGCGCGCAAGCGATCAAATGGGCGAAGGAACGCCGCGCGGCCGGTGCGCACGTTAGCCTTAATTTTTTAATTCGCGAGGACGAGATCGCATGATGTGCTCTACGATCACTAGAAAACCACCGAGCCGGACTGGCTGCAGCAAGACCAACGGAAGGACCATGCCATGTCACCGGACGACGATAACATGCCGCCGCCCCCGACGCAGGCCGAGATTGAGGCGCTATCGCGCGAGCTGATCGAGACGCAATGCGCGGCGATGGCGGGCGAGCGGCGTGACCTGTTGCAGCGTGCCGCCGTCATGATCGCGCGACTCGAGCGGGCGTGGCTGGAGGCCCGCAGCCACAAGGACGAAACGGGGAACTAACCCCCGTCGCGCCGTGACGCGGCGCCTGATGAGTCCAGTAAACCCAACGCCGCATGGCGCGGCATATAGCGAGGAACCAACCAAAATGTCGGATGATTCAGGCAAGAGCGCACGCATTGTGACGTATACGATCGCGGCAATGGCCGGCTTGTTTTTAACAGCCGCTATCGGAGGTCCATTCGTGCTGGCCTATATTGTCTTGCTGATCTGGCTGATCCAGCGAGCAGAACGTCTGCCAGCCGCAACTGATGACTAATTGACGCGACACAAGGCGGGCCGGCGGGATTGGCGTCCCGGCCGGCCCTATCCTTCCGCCGGGCATCCGGGACTAAAGGTCCCTTGGCTGCCGCGAGGACCGAAGCAGCCGGCCCGGCGGACGGAATGATTAAACTTTAACAGAGGCCGCCGCTCTTGCGCCATATGGCGCTCTGGGCAATATTACCGGAACCGGGCGGCCTTGGCGGGCGCCCACAAAGCGAGGACGATAAAACAATGACTGATGATGTCCTGGACTTCTTGCGTGAACGATTTGCGCGTGTGGATAGGCGATTCGACGACATTGAAAAACGGATGGACAGCATCGAACACAATGTGCGCGAGCTTTCCTATGGACAGACGGTGCTGACCGAGATGGTGTTGCGGCTCGCCCGCGACATGGTGCAGGTGAAGGACATACTGGGCCGCCTGGACAACCGGCTCGCGCGCTTGGAGACGGCGACGGCGCCTTGAAGGACGAAACCGGCGGCTACTAGGCCTTGCCGGTCGCACCGTGACGCGGTGCCTGATGAGTCCAGTTTCGACTCTAACGAACGCCGCATGGCGCGGCGCACAAGCGAGGACTAAACCATGAAAACTATCCTTACCGTGCTGTCAATCATTGCTGGTCTTGCCGTGGCTACGGCCCCGGCGCACGCCGATTGCCGCTGGGAATGGAACGGCAATGGCTGGCAGCAAATCTGCCGCTGATTGACGTTTCGCCTCTGCGCGTCCTTCGGGGCGCGCAGCACGAAGCGCCAAGGAGCACCACCTCGAATGACCGTCATGATGGCAAAACTCTACGCTGCATTGCGGGCCGGCGACGTGCCGGACGAGATAGCACGCGCCGCTGCCGAAGAGGCCGCCGGCTATGAAAACCGGGCCGGCAAGATCGAAACCGATTTGACGGTCTTGAAATGGATGGTCGGCACCAATATGGCGATGACAAGCGCAATCCTGTTCAAGATGTTTGCTTGAGGGTAACGGTGAATGTCTAATCCATGGATCGTTGATCGTCACGGCGGGCGCTATTCCGATACCCGCAAGGTCCGCGCCACAGGACCGGACGAATCGTCAGTCCGGCCCGTCTTCGATAAGATCAAGCGCGACTTGCGACAGGGCGAAGTGAGGTTGCTCGACCCGACCGGAAAGATCGTCGATCGGTGCTGGGCGCCGCGCGCCAGAGTTCATTTGGGTTGAATTCCAAAATGCCATGCAGGCACGCGCATTGGGAATCCGAGGCCGCGGTCGCAGATGGAATGTGCCCAATCTGCTTGGCGGCCGAACGCGATGACCTGATGAAGGCCAACGCGCTGTTGCACGCGCTGATCGGCAACCGCGAGGCCGAGATCGAGCGGCTGCGCGCCGATTACCAACGCATTTGCCGGGGCCACGATCAACTTCACAATGAGCGTGACGACGCGCGGGCTGAGATCGAGCGGCTGCGCGCCGACAAGGACGTGATCCGCTCGCAGGAGCGCAATGCCACCTACGAACGCGATATTGCTGCGCTGGCGGCCGAAATCGAGCGGCTGCGGGCGGTGCTCATGAGCTACGCCAGCCTCATTGAGCAGCAAGAAGCTGAGATCAAACGGCTGCGAGCGGCGCTTAAGGGGGCGTTCAACAAGTTGCGGATGGGAGTTGTGAAATGCAATGGGGAGAGCCATGGTCGACCAAACGTGAGCGTTATCGTATCATGGGTGACGATGAATGGAGGCTCTG